ACGCCCGGCGTCCCGCCCGGCGTCTACATCCTCGCGCCCGGTCGCTAGTTCGCGTTCGGGGGCGTACTCGGGCCACGCGTTCGCGTATCGGGGAACTTTCGCGACGCGTAGTAGATCGTCGCGTAGAACGTCACGCAGACGATGCTATCGATCGCGACGACCGTTACGACCGGCCATGACTGCGGCAGCGTGGTCGTGAGGTATGGCGGTACGTAGAGCGCCATCAGCACGAGTACGCAGATCGCGAGGCTGATCGGGTTACCTCGTGCGCGCCACGAGCGGACGAACCGCAGCAGCACGGGAAGCCAGGCGAGCGCGGCGACAAGCGCCACGATGGGTACAGCGGGGTACAGCACGTGTGTGAGTCACGACTTGAGGTGAACGGGACCGGCCCCGTTCAGGGTCTGTGTGAGGTCTGTGCTCGCTCGGCCGAACCGCTGGACGTGCCGCCGCTGTGCGACTTCAGCGGCGGCGTGAATCTGCTGATCGACCGTGACACTGGCAGCCTTGATCGTGCGCCGTGTGCGCCGTTGCCACAGTCCGAGCACGACCACAAGCACGATGAAGATAGCGACGGACGTGATAGATGACCACATAGGTCAGCCCCCTTCACTGGTTGTGCCGGACGCGAGCGCCACGGCCTTGGGAACGTCGAGTGTCTTCAAGATCACCGCATTGACGACGGTGATCTTTTGGATCAACAGACGAATTTCCCGCAGCTCTCGCGTGACGCTCATCATGAGCCACACTGCGAAGGCTACGGGAAATCCCCAACGCTCGATGATGGTCTGAAGTAGGTCCACGAGTTGTTACTACGTGGTCGCCTTACATCTTCGCGCGGACGCAGCTGCGGAACGCCTTGGCGCTCTTGCCCTTGCAGGCACGTGCGGCGGCGGCGAGCTTGCGCTTGTACGGCGCGAGGTGGCGCGTCGACGGCTTCTTGCGCGGCGCACAGCCTGCACCGGTCTTGCCGGGGAACGAGACGACCTTGCCGCGCTTCGTCTTGAAGCGGACGATGCCCTTACGACAGGCGGAAGCCTTGCGTGAACGCTTACGACCGCGCTTGCGTGCACCGAGGGTATCGAACGAGTTGCCGAACATGCTGCTCTCCTAGGTTGTGCGACTAGCGCTTGACGAACGGGTTCGGACGTTGAACCGGACGCTGCACGGGCCGTTGCGCGGGTTGCGCGTTGGGCATCGTGCGAACGCAGCAGTTCTTGCCTGTACTGGACTGTGGAGCCTGACGAACAGGAGCCTTGGGGACGCGGCGACCGAACATGGAACCCATCCTAGCAGAACAAACGGGCGATCGCGCAAGCGATCGGGTACGCCAACGTGGTGATCCCACCAGCGACTGTTTGACCCTTCCCGAGAGGGCTCGTACAGTCGGACCAATCCTATGGCGCAGATCAATCCTCGTACGTTCGCGGACGCGAAGCAGCTCGCTGACAACATCTACGAGGTGATCCTGACCAACTGGGGCAACCGAGGTCAGAAGCAGGATCCGAACAACGGATCGATTCAGTACCCACCGGTCAAGTCGCTGCCCAACCTACCGGGCCGCGCACAAGCGATTCCGATCGTTCCGCTTGCGGGAACCGGCGACTTTCTACTGCCGCCGATCCCGAGCCTCTCCGCGATCGCGATCGCGCCGCGTAGCAACATCGATCGCTGCATCGTTCACTACGCGGGCTTGCCGCAGACGCCGTCGACGTTGCTCGCCGACCCATTCATCAGCCCGCTCATGCCGTGCACGATCGAGCAGGGCTTCATCAACAAGGGCGGCATCCTCGAATCCGAACAAGTGCTTGCCGTCGGTGCGTCGCTGATCGGACAGCAGCCGGGACCTATCATCATTCGCGCACACCCTGCTGGATGGTTCAACGACGTCTACTTTCCGCTCGTCGGTGGCGGGCTGTTCGGCGATCCGTTCGGAACGGCGATCCAGGATAGCTACCTGATCGACGTCAACGGAGGTGCGCCTGCACCGTGGCTCAACCCAGAACTGCGCCTGATGTTGTACTTGAACGGCGCAGCGGCGTTGCCGCCGCAGAAGCGTGCGCCGTTCCGCGATACGTGGCTGTGCCGTCCTCCAGCGACGAGCGAGATCATGCGCGTCGTGCCGATCATCGGACGCCGACACGTACAGGTGCTGATCGATGCACTTGCCAGTGACGTGACGTTCCGGATCACTGCAGTGGTGCAATCGCAGGCGGCGTCCACCAACGACGGCAACGCGGAGTTCGTCAACCTCTCAACCGAAGAGGTCGCGCTCACAGCCTCGACGCTTTTGACGGGCGGCACCCAGGCGATCGTCAAGTTCGATAACCCGGGCCTGACGTACATGATCATCCGCGCGAGCAGCTTGTTCGTCACGAGTTTCACCCAGGTGACGATCGACGCGTTCGACTAGGTATGTGAACTTGCTCGCGACTTGATTGAATTTCCGCATTGCCGACGGCGTCTACATCGTCGATGATCGGAGCAAGTATGCGGAACTTGGTCTTGTTTTCTTTCCTGGTGGCGTGCACGGGGGACCCGACTTCGGTGGATCCCGATGCACCCGATTCAACAGTGGATGCACCCGACGGGACTCCGAGCGACGGTTCAGGCGCTGATGCCTCGACGGATGCAGGTGTTGACGCGACGCCGTTGATCGACGGTCCACTCGGTACGCCGGGCATGTGCGCGGTCGCCACGCAGACCGGATGCGCCACGGGGCAAGGCTGCTACCCGAGCGGTGGTTCGCTGATGAACTTCGACCCGAAGGGTGCCTGTGCAGTTGCAGGCGGGCTTCCTGTGGGAGGGTCGTGCACGATCCATCCCAACTGCGCCACCGGGCTCGTGTGCGAGGGTGGCGGTGGCGGCAACGGCAAGTGCAAGGCGATCTGCACGAGCAGCGCGACGTGCCCGACCACGACACCGACGTGCATGCTGTACCAGCACGGCGAGTACGGTCGCTGTCTGTAGCCGTTAGGTAACGGGCAGGACAGCGGCGCTGGACTTCGACAGCACGTACCAGTTCGTGAGGCCGTCCGAGACGAGAAGAACGGCGTCGTACTGCAGCGGCAACGCGATCATCGTCGCACCGTCGATGAGATCGGCACCTGCACGGAAGATTTCCGCGTCTGCACCGGCCGCGACCTTCTTGATATAGTAGGCCGCATGAGGCTTGCTGGCAGCGAGCGGCAAGTTGAGTGCACCGCCGGGCGTGCTGACCAGAATGACGGCGTCTGCGCTATCGACGCCGATGTTGAAGGGCGCAGCGTCGACGATGATGACACCGTACCGAAGGTACGCCTTGTTCATCAGGTCGAAGCGATCGTCCCACGTTTCGTTGTTCTTCACGATTCGGCCTTTCGTTATGCGAGCGGTAGCGCTTCAGAGGTGCTGATAGACAGCAGCCCACCTACTGCCGCGCCGATGCAGTAGAGACCTTGCTTCGGAGCCGCCACAAACGACTGTGACTGGCCCGGAAACAGACGAAAGGTTGCCGTTGACGGTTGCGGGACGAGGTCCGTGACCGTTGCAGCAACGAAGATCACCACCGGCCCGACGTTGTTGACGAGAACGCGGATCGGCGCTTTCGCGGACTTCACGATGGTCGTCGGCGTAGGAGCGCCGATCGGTTGAACCGTGAGCGTCTCGAAGTTCGTGTTCTGCATCGCTGGCATCGTCGTCGATTACCGCGTTAGCGGACTTCGCTCGGGGGACCGATGATGTCGAGGTAGCCCTGGAAGTTCACCTCGACGCGAATGAGTTGAACCTCGACGCGTTCGGGTTGAATGGTGGCGTCGAGGATGACGACGGCGGGGTAGTCAGCCGTGTCGATCTGGACCTGGAAGCCTTCACTGCGCACGATCGTGTAGGGCTCTTCGAGGTCCCACGCTTGCGTGTTCTGCTGCAGCAGCTGGCTGACGAGCGTCGCGCTTTTGGTCAGGTTCTCGTTCTTCGAGAAGTCGAGGATGCGAATGCGCACGCGCTTCTGGAGCGTCGTCGGCTGCGGCTCCAGGATCGTCGGCGACGTGAACGTTTCGGGCGTGCCCTTGCCCGTCAGGCCCACCTTCATGCGGTGAACTTCGAACGGCTTGTCGACGTTGTGCAGGAACGACGCTTCCGGGAACACGACACCCGACTGGTTCGGACCGACGTCCAGCTCGGCGGCGATGTTGTACGGAATGCGGAACGTGATGTCCTTGCCCGCGAACTGGAGTGGCAGACGGCCCATGGGGTGATTCTCCTCGGAGGTCGAAAGTCGATCGCTGCTGCGACTGGTGTACGGCAACCCTCACCTAACCACTGGAATCCCGCAAGACGGTTCGGTAGCTTTCACATACGAAGAGCTGTAACCCGCTGAACGTGACCACACGAATCGTCAAGACAACCCTGCCCGTCGATGGGCTGTTCTACTTCACCGCTGTTGCACGGGCCGAAGGCGATGGCGGGCTGCGTGTGGCAGTCCCAGCAGCGATCGTACGCGGGCTTGTGCACGTCGGATGGGCTGGACGTTGGCTCGACGTGAAGTTCGACGGCGTGAGCTTTCGCGTCGCTGTGCGGCCACATCCGACGAGCGTGATGTTCGGATTGCCACGCAGGTATCGCGGTGCGATTCACGCAGGCGATCACGTCGCACTCGCCGTCACGCAAGCCAGTGGGCCCCGCGCGCCGCGCGTTCGGCGGGTGCGGGGGCGGTTGCAGAAGACGACCGCGACGTTGTCGTTGCCGTGGCTGCGTAGCTGACCTGGCTTGTACCTGCGCGGCGGGCTTAGTATCTTGGCCTCGTGGCACGCATTCAGGGTCGGCGAACACCTCGCTTGGAAGCGCGGGATCGCGTATGGATCGCCCGGATGCGCGAGCTGGCGGCACGTGCAGAACATGCCGAGGCGCGTGCACTCGCTCGCCGCCGGAACGCTGATGTCGAAGACGCCGAGTTTGAGGATCGTCCCGTGCGTGCGCTCGGACGGCAAGAACGTGAGCTGGCTGAGCCTGCCGTGCGCGAGATCATCCGCGAGCGCGGCTCGGCGTGGATGCCGCTCGCGATCGGGCTTGGGATCATTGCGGTGATTGGCGTCGCGGGCGTCGTCGTGTACCTGCTCGTACGTCGCAAGGACAACGGTGAATCGTCGGTGCTTGGCGCTGTCGATCCGCGTTACCTACCGCAACAGCAAGCGCCGCAGGTGTACTTGATCAACTCGGGTGGTGGGCAGGCGACGGTGACACGCGCTGAAGCGCCGCAAAGTGACGGCGCGATGCTGTCGATGCTCGGCCGCATCGAGAACGGTATCGGCTCGCTCGTGAACCACAACCGCGTTCCATACAACCAGTCGACGATGCGCACGTACCGGCTGCCGTGGCTCGCCGACGCCGACAACCCAGCGATCCGGATCGCGACCGCAGGCAACGCCTCGATGGAAGCCGTCGTGCGTGTCGTAGCGCCACCGGGTGCGCTCGCTGCGTTTTCGTTCTCAGCGAACGAGCTGAACCTTCCGCAGCGGACAGTTGGACCGGGTATGTCGACGGTGCCTGCGGGTGACACGCTTGTTGTACCGTCGGGGCAGCAGCAAGAGATCCACATGAACCCGAAGCAGGTGCTCTACGCCAAGGGCAACTTCTCGAATGCGAACCCGACAGGGTCCGTCGTGATTTCGATCAGCACCGTTGACAACTACGGTTCGCGCTGAGCGGACGTAGGCACATGATAGGCTGAGCCCATGGACCCGGCTCGGGCACTCGTTACATCGCCCACGATTCGTAACGACACGCCTGCAGCACCAGACGACTGGGCGATGGTCGTTCTGATCAAGGGCGGCGGCGGCGTTCCGGTTGTCGTTACAGTACTGGGTCCAACGATCGCAACGGTCACGTCAGTTGGCGTAGGTGTTGTCTCGACGACGCTGCTACTTGCAAATCCGGCACGCCTGGGTGGGATGATTTGGAATACTGGGCCCACGCCGCTGTATCTCAAACTGGGGCTCGGTGCGGCGGTTGGGCTATTCACCGCGAAGCTCTACCCCAACAGCTACTTCGAATTGCCATTCCCGGCATTCACGGGTCCGATCACAGCAATTCGTGCTGCTGGCGTAGGCGCTGTGCAAGTGACGGAGCTGACGTAACACGGTAGGATAGGGATATGCCCGCCCAAGCTCTCATTCGTAAGCTCAGCAAGGATCAGATCGCTGCGAAGATCATCGCACTCAAGGCTGGTGATCTCTTGGAAATCGCACCGCACGCCGAAGGTACGTTGGTGCACTGCAAGACCGGTCCTGGCGGCGCGGCCAGCGTTGCCGGTTCCCCCGAAGCACTGCAGGTGATCTGCGACGAGGATTCCAAGATCGTGCAGGCAGAAGCGAAAGCGCGCATCGAAGCTGAAGCTGCGGCGGCGGAAACGGCAGCCAAGAAGCCCTAACGCTTCCGGCTCGTCTTCGACTTGTGTAGCTTGGTCGATGACTTCGCTACAGCAGCTACTGGCGGTGGCGGCTCGGTCACTTCGAGCACCTGTCGAATCGCACGAACCGTCACGAATTGCGGGTTGGGCGGCTCCTTTGCGGAACCCCACTGCCAGGCATCGTAGATGTCACTCTTGATCGTGAAGGCGACATCGGCGTCGACGATCTGCGCGACCAACACGAGCGCGAGGTAGTGTCCGGCCTCGGGCAGGTACACGTTGATGTACGGCACACGCTGCGGCAGCATCACAGGTCCGATTTCGGCATCGAAAATCGATCGCACGCAACGTCGTGCTGCAGCTTCACCGGTTTCGCCAATTTGTAGATCGCCCTCGGGGATCGACCACTGCTTGGTCCGTTTGTGGCGGCAGTAGAGTACCTGATCGTCGGCGTTCTTGACGACGACCGCTACGCACGCCCGGATCGCGACTCGATCGGTTGCATCGATTTCTTCGATTCGGTAGTCAGCTTCGGCGGTGTACTCACGCGTCGCCCAGCGTTCGGCAACAGACTTTTCGAAGAACGTTGCAAGCGGTTCTTGACTGTCCACGGGAGCGAAGACGGCCCACACACGACGGTCGCCCGGTAGCAACTCGGGTGGCCGTGGGCTCACGATGACGTAGACGGGACCACCGGGGGTCTCGTAAACCATGAGTGTAGCTTCAGATAGATCCTTGCGACGCTTGTCGTAGGCATCAGCAAGCATAGCGACACCGAGCGGTGCAAGTTGGGCCATGGTGTCGCCGATGCGGATGATAGTCTTCACGTAAACGGGTTGTACTACGCCCTGTTGGCGGTGTGGTACGTTGGAAGTCAATCAGCGAGGTGATGTATGCCCTTAGAGCAGATGGCTACGGTTCTCTACGACAGCACCGATACCGAAACCGGTACGGTCGCAAATCCGTTCACGATCGATGGAACAGTCGTCGCCAATCAAGGCACACCTGCCGTCATCGGTAACGCCTGGCCGATGCTCGTCACCGATGGTGTGATCAGCGCCGAAGTCCGAACGACGGCACCGCTCGCGGGTTCGGCAGGTCTCGTAGTCCGCATCGCGGGCACCGTTACGACATCGATCGCGCAGCCCTCGGTCGGAACCGTCACCAGCGTCGCACTCTCCACTGTCGTCGCGACAATTCTCGCGGCGAACGCTGCGCGACTGGGTGCCAGCATCTGGAATGACGGTGCCGCCAACGCCTACGTTCGGCTGGGTGCAGGTGCGACTACTGCGCTGTTCACGGCCAGGCTCGCGAACAAGTCGTACTACGAGCTGCAGTTCCCGGCGTACACCGGGATCATCACCGGCATCACGAACGCCGCGACCGCAACGGCGATCGCCACTGAGCTGACGTAGTTGTGAGAGGTTGGCGGGCGTCGTAGGGTAGGAGCCTGCGATGCCCGTCAACGACCAGACACCCGACGTCATGCTCTATGACTCCAACGGAGTCGAGATGGCCGTGGCGAATGGTGTCGCGATCCCTGTCGGGACGCGCGGGTTGTTGTCGGTCGGATCCGACGGTGCAAACGCACGGTTCCTACTCGTCGACGCGAGCGGTCGTCAGATTGCGGTAGGTGCTGCAGCATCTGGTGCAGTACCTGCCGGTAATCCCGCGCTCGTGGCAGGTTCGGACGGTGCTGCGGTCCGCACATTACTGACGGACACGACCGGCAGGCTCTACGTTCTGCAAACGCAAGACGAGCGCGCGACATGGTCGGCAATCGCAACAGGGATCAGCGTCGCGAACAACAAGTCGATGATCTCGATCTTGAACGCGACAGGTACCGTCGTCGTGGTTCGGCTGCGCGAAATCTGGGTCGAGAACACGCAGGTTACCAGCAATACCGGTATCGTTGGACGATTCGAGGTCCATCGAATGACTGGCCATTCAGCAGGAACACTGATCACGCCGCTCTCCTATGACACTGCTGATGCACTCGACGTCAACGTTACGGTACGTACTGGTGCGACAATCGCAGGCGAAGTTGCTGGCATACTTTGGCAAAAGATCTGGAGTACGGACCAGAAACAGGGCCCGCGTGGTGGCATTGGCGTCGGTAACAGTGCGGGCACGCTCGTCGATCACACACAGCAAGCACTCACACCGTTTTGGTCACGCAAAGATCTCTTGGAGCGTGCGTTCACGTTGCGATCGAATCAGGGCTTCACCGTCAAGTTCGCGACGAACTCGACATCAGGTACGTTTGACCTCACGTTGGTCTTTACCCAGGCGAGCACCTGATGCCGCAGTTCACTTACAGCGCGATCGGCTATACAACGACGGTCGGGACTACGTTCACGCCAATCGTGGCGACGACGTACATCGAGCAGACCGGGAACGCGCAACGCTCGTTCGTGTCGACAAGCCCTGTCGACTTCGCAGGCGGTACGGGAGCGCGCACCGTCCGGCTCACGTACTTCGACCAGACGATGACCGGACCGTTCACCGAAGACATCGTGCTCAGTGGCCTTACGCCTGTCGACACGACGAACGCAAACATCTGCTTCATCGAATCGTTGATCGTGTTGACGGTTGGCGCACAGCTCGGCAATGTTGGTACGATCGGACTCAAGGCGGCGGCAGCAGGTGCAGGCGCGACCATCGGTTCAATCGCGCCCGGCGATAACCGCACGCAGTGGGCGCACCACTACGTGGGTCAAGCGCGCGTTGCGTACATCACGGATCTTCACGGCACGATCAAAGGGATTGCGTCGGGCGAGCTGCATGTTCGAACGTCGACACCAACAATTGCGAATACACCGGAACAGACCATCGCACCGGTCATCACGTTGCCGCCTGGTACCCCTGAACAGATTCTGTTCCCGTCAACGATCGTCGTGTTCGGTCCCCAGCGCATCATCCTCTACGCAAAGAGCGCGATCGGTGTAAACCAAGACTGGCAGGCCGCATTCGGCTATACGGAGTCTTAGCCTCATGAGTCGCACGGATCGCCCCATCGTCAACGCTGTCGGTTTTTCCGAGGGCGCATTGATTGCGGCTGGGCAGAGCAGCGGCGCAGCCGGGCTCGTCGCAGCGTACACAGCGGCAGCTGCAGCATCGATCACGGTCGTTCGTGCGACGGTCTACACCGAACCTGGTGCAGCAGCGCAACTTGAAGTGATTTCGTCGAGTGCGAACGATGACGGGGCACCACCCGGAACCGGTGCACGGACGATCCGAATCGTCTACTACGACGGGACCTGTGCTGGACCGTTCACGACCGATGTGATCATGAACGGAACGGCAGCTGTTGCAACGGGTGTCTCGAACATCCGCTTCGTCGAGTGCATGCACCTGCTGACCGTCGGCAACAACGGCACCAATGTCGGGACAATTACACTGCGTGGGCTCGGTGGCGGCGCTTATGTGGGTTCGATCGCAGCAAGCGACGGTCGTACGTTTTGGGGACATCACTACATCGCGACAGGCCGTATCGGGCAAGTACTGGAGCTGAACGCGGCCCTCACGAACGCTAAAGGTACTGCGTTTCTTCGTTCGATCGACGTGCTGACCGTTGACGCCTTCGAGCAACAGATCACTGCAAGCATGCGCATTGGCCCGGCAGCTGCTGGTGCTGCTGCAGCACCGTCACCTTTACAACCCTCACTTGTGTTCCCGTTCGGGTGTCTGTTTGTGACGGGTCCAGCACGCGTGTCTGCGTACGTACGACCTGATGCAGCAGTCGTCGGAAATCTTGCACACGTGAGCTTTAGCTTCCTCGATGTGTAACCTGCTGCATCGTCTACTCAGGAGATCAACCATGGCCGTGAATCCGCTCACCAACCGTCCCGTTCCACCTAACAGCAACCTGGCGCGTGCAATGTACGTGTGGGTGACGTCGAACGCGACGCAAGATCCGCTCGCGAATGACACCAAGCAACAGGCACTGATCAACTTCCTCGACGACGCCAACGTCGGGTGCAACGTGATCTTTCTCGACATCTGGCAATACCTTGGCGGGTCGAACTGGACCAACGCCAAGCGTGATCTCATGCGCCAGTTCGTGGACCGCGCAAAGCGCTCGGGCTGCAAGGTCTATGCGTTGTGCGGTAACGTCGACTGGGCCTTGAACCAGGCGTGGGTGATGAAGAACATCATCAACCCGATCGCCGCGTTCAACTCGATGTGTCAGGACGTCTCGGGGCGCTTCGATGGTGTCTGCTTCGACGTCGAGTACTGGACCGACGAGGGTACCTACCCGCCGTCGTCGAACCTGCCTGCGTTCTGTGATCTCGTGAAGGCCACGAAGCAGATGACCAACCTCGAAGTCGGCTGCTTCGCGGCGTTCTATCTCAAGGACAACACCGGCACGCGTCCGAGCATCAGCTACAACGGCAAGAGCGCGCAGGACGGCGAGCACATGATGGACGTGTGTGACTTCGTCGTCGCAGGCACGTATCGCGATCACGCAGCTGACAACGGCACGGACGGACCCGGCCAGATCTCACTGTTCCAGCCCTGGTACGACTACGCGAGTGCGCAGGGTCGCAACTTCGGGCTCTACTGCGGCTCGGAGACGATCGACATCGCGCCTGCGTACGTGACGTACTACGGCACGACCAAGGCGCTGATGGAAGCGCAGCACACGGTGATCTCCGATGCGTTCCGCGTCGGTGGGAACGCGTCGTTCCTCGGGCAGGCCATTCACAGCTACGATGGCTGGAAGGCGATGAGCTAGTTCGAGCGTAGAAGAACGACCCAGCGAAGAGCGTTGGCAAGCGCTGGGATTTGCAGTCGCGTGACCAGCACACCCCCCATCGATGGAATTACCATTGAGACACCGCTCGGCAACCGGAATCGGTTGATATCCGTTGAGCCCACATTCTCGTGGGTCAGCGTCATGCTTCCTGCACCCTTGTTGAAGATCCAGGCGAGCGGAAACCCGTTGGTCATGAGTATGTTGGCCGGTTCAAGGCCATTGACTGTCGAACCGCCACCGGGTGGTTGAACACTGTTGAAGCACCCGTAGATCGCGACGTTGTTGAACGTGCCGCCTTGAAGTACGACGCGAACGCCATGATCACATCTGCGAGTTCAAGGACGTTGAACGAACCAGGGACGGCAAGGCCGCGAACCTCGACAATTTCAGTACCGTTACCGCCCTGTGTGTCTTTGATTACGTGAAGCGCTTGTGCGTTTCCAAATCCCGGTACGCCGATGACTACTGCATCGGTTGGATTAACCAGGGATGTGATCCCGGGCGTAGGTCCAGCATCACGCTCCCACGGGGATGTTCCACCCCCACCTCCACCAGCGGCTGCCACGAAGGGACGTGGTGTAAGTTCCGTCGTTTGGACTGCACCCAACACGCGCGGGATGCTGTGCTTCAATTCCAACCAGACGTTGACGGTGACTGGATCCACGTTGTTGTTGGTGACAGTGCAGGTCGTTGTCGTGACAGCGATGGCGAACCCTCCGACGTCGAGTGCTACGAAATCGGGCACCTGCGGTATTCCGTTGATGTTAATCTGGTGCGGTAACGGGACGGCACCACCGCCACCAGGAACGTCAACGAAGGTGAGAATTTGAATGAGACGATCGGCCATGCTCCGAGGATAGGCGATCGCATACGCGATCGGCTACTCGGCGTCGGTCACTAGACCTTGATCTCGATCTCGCGTAGCTCGCAGGTACCGACGATGTCCTGCCCATCGAGCTTCACGGTCAGCTGATTCTCGTCGAGTGACTTGAACTCGGTGAACCACACCTGACCGACGATGATCCCGAACTTGATCTGCGACGTCTGGAAGATCAGGCTGCGGGTCTCGGCGATACGTGCCTGTGTCTGTCCGGTCAGCCACTTCTCGTGGAGATTCTTCGGGCTCTTCTTGATGAAGGCCTCGACCTCGGTGATCGCATCCGACATGATCGCGTCGCACGGGTTGAGCTTCTTCTTCGCCGTGATCTTCTCGCGGACAGCCTTCACACTGTCGAGCTTGCTGCAGCCCTTGAGCTTGATGTCCAGCTCCTTGCCCATGATGAAGTCCACGCTAGCGGCCTGGACCGACTTGGGCGAGAAGCCGTTCGACGTGAGACCTTGCTCCTTGAGCCAAGTGGCGCCGTCCTCGGTGTAGAGGTCGGTGTAGCCCTGCATCTTGACGCCGGGGAACAGCTCGGTCTGGTACGCCTTGTAGACCTTCTGGAAGCCGCGTGCCTTCAGCAGCGCCCACTCCAGCTCGATGATCTCCTTGGCGCTGACGGCCTTGACCATCTTACGGTTGATGATCGGCAGCGGCTTGACGTCGATGATGATGACGTCCTTGCAGCCTTGGGGCGTGAGTGCCATCACGACGTCTGCCTTGCGGAGCGTCTCGTAGGTCGCCTCGGAGACGCGAACCGGCAGTCGCTCGACGTTCACAAGACCGTGACTGACGATCGCGTAGTTGCGGAAGATGTGCGTCTTGAAGTCCGTTGGGATCTTGAACTTCGTGTGGTCGGGGCGCGCCGACAAATCGACCTTGCCCGTCTTGCGAACGAGCACGCTGATGTTCGGGCTGCACTCGTTGTAGACGAGACCACCGATCTCGTAGCCGTTCGGTGCCTCGTCGGGGACGAACTTGAGCGCGTCACGCTTTGCGGCGAGCACCGTGTCGATCTGTGTCTGCAGATCCTTGAGCTTCTTCGCGTTCTTCTCGCCAGCCATCTGCAGACGGATCGCTTCGATCTGCACCTGCTCGTCGGCCGTGAGGTTCTCGTCGGCGTCGACGCGACCGCGCGAGATGCGCGAGTACTTGAACTCGGGGTGGCTGAGCAGCACGCGTGTGCTGTCGTCGGCGGCGAGTACGCGAAGCAGATCGAGCACCGTGAACGCATCGTCGGCGGGGACCTTGTTCGGATCCCAACCGTTCACGTAGCGGAGCTTGCTGTCGAACGCAGCGGCCTTCGCTGCGTCCATGAACTCGGAGTACTTCTGCTTGCCGAAGCAGATGCTGAAGCTGTTGATGAACGTGACGTCACCGAGAGCTTTCAGTACCGGGTAGACGACTTCGGGCTTCATACGAACGGCGAACAACGACATCGCCGCGTAAGAAGCAGCCATCGCATCAGGTGCTGAGCTGGAAGTCGTGTTGTTGAGCTTGTTGCCTGCGTCACCGACGACAGTCGGCGACAAGTACCAGATCGTCGTCGTGTGTTCGGGGATGGTACCCTTGCCGGTCGACACATCGTACGTCGTGATCTCACCGTCGTCGAACGCGAACGCGAAGCCGCCGATCGGATCACCACCGACATCGACCTCGATGCGCTTGCCACCCATGGGGCGCTTCTGCATCGCCGCCTCGAACACGGGCTCGAACTTGTCGAACGCGTCGGCGTGGATGTGAACGCCACCGGCCTTCTCGGCCATCGATGCGAGCAGTGGACGGTCGGCGTAGTAGCCGTACTCGACGAATGTCGCGCTCGCGAGCACACCAGCCGTCTTCTCGACGACCTTGAGCAGCTCGGCGCGGGGCCACTGGTTGTCGCAACCGTCACTCATGAAGAACAACGCGAACGGGTTCTTGTTCTTCTTGCCGACGCGCGTGACGAGCTGTTCGACTTCGGCGAGCGGCTCCTTGAAGCCAGTGAGCCCGACAGGGCGTAGCCAGCGATCGATCGCCTTGTTGACGTCGTTGAGGTCCGTGAGTGTTGCGACCGGCTCGGCCTCGATCAGCGCGCCGAACTCGCCGCGACCGGAGAACCAGATCATCGAGAACGTGTCACCGTCCTTGAGGAGCTTGGGCAGCTTCTTCTTGAGCTGCTCGCGGATCTTCGGCAGCTCGTACGACATGCTGCCCGAGCAGTCGATGACCGCTACGTGGTTGGTGGGCGTCTCGACGGCCTTGGGCTTGGTGTCACCCTTCGCGATGGTCTGCTTGACCAGGTGCAGGCCCTTCTCGATCTCGTACGACGTTGCTTCGATCTTGCTCTTGCTCATGTGCTCTCTTGCTCCTTGAGGACGACGCTACCAGCGCGCTCTGACAATGGTCGTATCTCGCTGTATCCACAGCGAAATCCCCCGAGCACTGAAGCAGCCGCGCATGTGCGTCACCCGCCGAGTGCGTACCGCCGATGCACCCAACTAGTCAAGAGCTTGATGTGTAGGTCGGTTTCAGTAGCGATCTACAATTTCGCGGCATCACACAGGAAGGAGGTTCCCATGTCCAAGCGACTCAAGAGCAATGCCCCATCCCGTTCCGTGACCGACGTTGGCGCAGGCGACTACGTCAAGATCGGTTCGTCGTGGCAGAAGATTGCTTCGAACGCGGCCCACGGTGCTGCGTACACACCACGTTCGTGGACCGTTCGTACCGAGGGTGGCGGCGAGTACGGCATGTTCGGGATCAACCGCTACGCCAAAGCAGAAGACCTCGAATAGCTACAGCTTCACGATCGATAGCGCGTGCGCGAAAACAGCATCCGTTGAACGATCGGCCGCGAGCTTGTGTCGACCGCGCATCGAACGCTCAGGCATCGGACACGACGGGCGGTCACTTGGCGTCACAGGGATGCCGCGCGGTCGACCGATGATGACTTTCGTGACTTCACCGACGCCCTTGATTGCACGGCGGTAGTGAACGCCGTCACGTGCGGGCGCGACGTTCTTGTTCAAGACATCACTCGCATAGGCGGCACAGACGAGCGGTGCGCCCGCATCGAACGCTAGTTCTTCCATGCGATGCGAGACCTCGGCGTAGTAGCCGAGCGCGAAGAAACTCGACGCAACATAGTCCTTCACGGCGTGCCGCCCGGGACGTGAGCCGTCAGAACCTGCGAGGCCGAGCTTGCGGCCGTACGGTGTCGCCTTGCTGAGCACGAACGCGACCCACTGATCGTGGTCGCGGTACAGCTCCCAGTGCGTGTACTCGTCGAGTTCTTCCGGCGAGTCGACGATGAGACCGATCTTGGCGTACGTCGCCTGGACCATGTCCCAAACCACGGGCACCGCATCGTGCCGTTCGCGGCCGGTGACGCTGTACCAGTGATTCACCGCAGACCTTACGCGTGCGCGGCGGTCAGCTTCGTGAGTTGCTCGGCGTTCATGCCGTAGAGCCGCGCGATGCGACCGAGCGTGTCGGCGTCGACCTCTTCGTTGTCGAGCAGCTTCTGGTTGAGACCCAGCATGTGGATCGCAGCCGAAAGCGAGAGGTGGCGGTGCTTGAGGTAGGCGCTGAGCGCCTTGGTGGTCACGGGGCGCGTCTGCGTCTGCGTCATGCGCTGACGGTACCACGTGCGCGGGCACGCCACAGGACGATCGCACGAGCGATCCAGACCCTAGGAAATGAAAAACGGCCCGATCCGAAGACCGAGCCGTTGCAGTTCGCTTCGTCGAGCGACCGTCGTCGACTAGACGACCGTACGCTTGATCAGGCCGTACTTGTACAGCTTGACGTCGGCGAAGTTGAGCGCGGTCGCGCCGTCGCTCGCCGCCTGCGCGATGCGGATCGGCGACTCGGGCTGGAACACGCCCTTGTAGCCGAGGTTCTCGCGCTCGTGCACGGGGAGCACGAGAGCGACGCGGTCACGCGGGCTCGGGACGCCGTTCTGCGCCAGCTCGAACGCGGTGTTCGTCGAGAACACGTTGTAGCCGTGTCCCTGCGGGAAGTCCTGGAGGACGCCCTGCGTGTAGAACTTCGCGTTGTACTCGTACTGGAAGAACGTCACGCGATCCATCTGGAACAGCGTGGTGAGCGTCGGCGGGTCCGACAGCGCGAACGGGGCAACGCCCGTACCCGCACCGGGGATCTGCGCGTTGAAGTCATCCTTCAACGTCGGCGCGAGCGGGGCGGTGTCCGGGGCGCGCTGCACGCGCACGACCTGGATACCCCAGCCGTACACGAGCATCTCCCAGTCCTTCGGCAGACCGGAGTCGCCGTTGCGGGGGATGTTCGTGTCGACACGCGTCGACGTACGCGTGCCGCCGGGGATCGGCTGCGAGCGGCCCGTCGAGAACGCTTCGAGCGGCGTGGTGAGGCCGTTCGCGAACTGGACGGTGCCGTACAGCTTGTCGTCGATCCAGTCGGCGAGGGCGATGGTGCTGCCATCGGGCAGCGTGAGGGTGGTGGTGGATGGCGCTACGCCAACTGCTCCGGCCATGGTCTTGTGTCCTTGTCGAGAGAAGAACGGCTCAACGCCGTCTGTTGTGGGTGCGCCGAGGATTCGACGCGGCCCTGATCGCCTGACCAGCGATCGCTTCTGCGACTCAACCCGAAGGCTCAGTCGCAGGAGCGATCACTGGGCATTGCTGCCCAGTGAACGGTGGCTAGTTGCCACCTCCGAAGAGCGTCGCGCCGAAGTGTGCGCCCATCGCGGAGATGCCGGGACCGCCCAGCGTGCGGACCTGGGCAGCGCCCGGGTCGTTGCTCATGCCGTAGTCACCGGCACCGACGAGCGACGGGGGACCCATCAGGTCGGGACGGTCGGCACCGAAGCCCGCGCCGCCGCCGCTGATCGAGCCCGGCACCGGGTACGCCGGATCGATGGTCACGCCACCGAAGCCGCCGCCATACCCGTTGTTCATCATCGACGGCAGGTTCGCCGGAACGACGAAGCCCGGCTCGATCGTTGCGATGCCGAAGCCGTTACCCTGGTACGGCTGGATGACACCGGTCGGGTTGATCGTCACGCCACCGAACCCGGCACGCGCGAACTGCGCGCCCTGGGCAGGCGTCGCCGTACCCTGCGGAGAAGCCGCCGCAGCAGCTGCCGTGGCCGACGCCTCGGCCGAAGTCATCGCCATCGGGTTGAACACCGAGTTCTCCAGCTGGCGCAGACCGTTGGTCACGAGCGCGGTCGCAGCTGCGGCCCAGCCCATGCGGCGCGTGCCCGGGAACGCCATCATGACGCCGCCCGCGATGCCGCCCGCGAGCAGGCCCGCCAGCTCGGAGTACTGGTGGATCTTCGAGGTGGGCTTGGTCATCGCGCGAGCGATGATCGCGGCGCCGGTACCGACACCGCCGCCGATGACGGCGCCCCACATCGAGTCGCCACCAGCTGGCTGGCCGAACTCGTCGAGGCCGAACATGTCGACCTCGCCCATGTTGTCGTAGTCGCTCTCGCCGAAGTTGGAAGCGAGCGCGCCGTTGTTCAGATCGTTCTTCATATCCTTGTCCTCTCTACTTTCGGGGTGAAGATGCGTTGTCGACGGCGCGCTAGCGTCGCGAGCAGCGCGAAGAGCCTTGCTTGAACTCCCAGCCGGTCCGGCTCTTCTTGCCGGACTTGGTCCGCGTACCGAGGCCGACGTAACAGAGCTGCATCTCGCAGCCGGTACGCGGGTTCGTGGTCGTCTTGCAGAAGCCGACGACGGGCGTGTCCCCGAGCTGCGCGTTCTTGCGCTTGCGCTTGGACTTCGTCTCGCCGCCGCTGATCGTGAAGACGCTCGGCACTATCGTTGCTCCTTGCGAACAGCGATCTGCTGCGGGAAGACGCGCTGCGGCTGCGGGTAGCGCTGCTGCACCATCTGCGAGCGCGAGTCGAGCGCAGGCATCGCCGTGCGCTGCGCGTCGCGGATCGGCACCGCGTTGACGGCGTTGGTCGCCGCAATCGCATTCGGCGCGAAGCGCTGTGCGATCTCCGCTTGGAAGTTGCGTTGACCCCACACGTTGTCGTCGCGCGTGAGGATCCGACGGTACTCGCCGTACGCCATGTACGGGAACTGCGGCACGTTGCCAGGCTGCGGCAGGTTCGGTAGAACCGTCGGCGCGAGCAGCGGAAAGCCGAAGCCGTTCCGTGCCGACCCGAGACCGTTCTTCTGCTGCTGCTCGGCGCGAACAGGCGTCGACGATGCGGGCGCTGCACCGGCCGACTGCACCTGCGGTTCGCCGTTGGGCCCGCCGCAGACGATCACGCGGCGCGCACCGATCTGGATTGTTACCGTGCCCCCGCGCGCCAGCTCCTGCGCTGCCTGGACGATCGTACCGACGATGCCGCCCATCGGGGGTTGGTTCGGACCGACCGTGATCTTCTCGGTGCCTATGCAGACGACGGCCATCTTGCCGCGCGCAAACTCCTTCGCGAGCTTGCCAGCGGCGTAGGCGACGTCTTCAGGCGACGGGTACGGCGCAACCGCCGGACCGCGACCGCGCACACTGTCGATGAACGGATCGATCGTGTGGCGGGCCATGTCGACCGGCGACACCTGACGGGCCCACATCGGCTCGATGACACCCGTGCGCGTGATCGCATCGGGACGCCAATGCATCTGCGCGTGCATTTGCCGGGTCAGATGGAGCATGGAAATACCGTAGGCGATCGCTCGCGCGACTGCAATACGAAACCAGTGTGATTTCGCTGAGTTAGCCTGATGCTCTCTGCACACGTGTGATCATCTCTGATCACGTTGACGCCTTGATCGCGTGAGCGACTACGCGTACGTTTGCTTTTCACGATGGCGAAACGTCGACGTCCACGCGCGCTGGGAGATGCGATCCCGCAATCCGTCGAGCGTCCGATCACACCGCGCGAACTTGCGACGTGGCTCAAGGTCAGCCCGGCGACGGTTCGTCGTCGGATCAGCGAGCTGCCGCACTTCCGGATCGGCAACCGCGTACGGTTCATGCCAAGCGAAGTGATCGCGCACTACCGCCGCAAGCCGAGCAGTAGCTGATGTTCGTGGCTAAACGTTCACGTGCGTTCGGTGCGTCAGACCCGACACAGATTTTCGCGACGCGTGCGGAATACAACCCAGTGCCGGTGGCACCTTCGCGCGTCGATGCGTTTCTTCTTCCAGCGGTGACTGCGCAGCTCTATAAAGTTGCGACGCCGACGCTCGGTCCGTTGATCTGTCAACGACCAGGCTACACGTGGATCGAAGCAGCTGCTGGAGTGCCCGGTCACTGGGAACGTCAAAGGGCAGGCTCAACGGGCGAGGGTCTTCCAGGTCCCGCTGATCCGGTGACCGGTGCGTGCGGCACCAGCGAAATACGTGTTCACACGTCGGGCTCGGTACCCGGTACTACGGTGACGGCGACGAACACACTTCGCACACTGCATTTTCAGTTCGTGCAGGTGCTCAGCGCGTTTCTTCAAGAGCTGAACACGATCAACAAGCAGCTGACGACACTGCTACCTGCATGTTCTGAAGAGCTGCAGCTCACGAAGACGCCGTGGGTAACAAACCTCAACTCGCGCGGACCAGCAGGCAAGATGGGCTGGGCGTACGACCAGTATCACAGCCCACAAGCCGTCGCTGCGTGGGCTGATGCGCGTGAGATGTCCGGCGGGATTAGCAATCCCGCGCTCTGGCAGCGCTCGATGATCCCCGGCACCTTCGGCATCTTCGGTGTTCCGTTCGCGTTCACAGAACGGAACGAAGCGGTCTATCAGAAGACCTTCACGCCGTCGGTGAATCAGCGCTGGTTGATCGAGTACCAGATCGTGCTCGCATCCAACAGCGGTGACACGATCGATGACGCCACACGGAAGCTCAAGGTCAGCGACGCGCTCATCAAGCTCAATCAGAAAGGACTGCACTACACGACGAACCTGCCAGGGTTCGGCTTGAATCCATCGCCGCCGATGAAAACCGATACGCTCGGCGCGTACCTGGCGAGCGGTGGTTACCTGATCGATCTCGATCGGACACAGGGCATTCAACCTGCACCGCTCGTCGGAAAATCGATCGGCAAGATCCCCAACGGCCGTCTGGCATGTACGACGTTCTGCAAAGATCCCAGTTCCGGTCTGCCGTACTGCACCGAAACGATAAATCTCAGCGGCGATGCTGACAACGTCAGCTCCTGGGACATCTACGTCAACATCGGACCCACGTGCACGATCACGGCGAAGTACCGCGAGTACGATCCATCGTGGTTCGGTAAAGCGGTCAGTGTCGTTGCAGGCTTCATGGACAAGACGCTCAAGGCGGTTTGTACACCGGGGACACCGACGAACAGCTATGCGACCAGTGCAACGGGTGCAGCAGCGAGTTCAACGAACCCGTACATGATGGTGTGGGGAAAAACAGGCGGGTACGTACTGGCGAAGTGCGGTGTCGCGTTCACACCGAAGACGCCGATCACGCCCGTGGAAGCACAGTTGCTGACGCCGCAAGTGTCGCCGCAGCCACTCGCACCGGTCTCCGCAATCCCGCCGAAGTATCAGGGTTGTCTCTCACGTTTCCACAAGAGCAAGCGCACGTTCTCGGTCTACTGTCCTTTGGACTGGCAACCTACTGGACCGGGGTTGGGTGCAGCAGATCTTTTCGGGCAGGTCGTCATACCCGCACCGCCCGCCGGGACGATCAAGGTCGCCAACTTGCCGGTCGCGCCGTCTGAAGCGCCAAACGTCGGCACCGAAGACGATCCACTCTACGCAAAGTGGTGGTTCTGGACGATCGTCGGCAGTGTTGCGGTTGCAGGCAGTGTCGGTGGCGTTGCACTGGTACGGCGACGCCGTCGTACGCGCTAAGTGATCTTGTCGATGCGCGCGACGATGCCTTCGAGATCTTCGATCGTCGTCAGCAGATCGAGGTAGTCGTCGCCGTCGATCGCAGCACCGCTCGCGTTAGCCAGACGTGCCGCGAAGCGCAGCTCGTCAAGGGCCGCGTGTAGGTTGCGCGGCGAGAAATCGTTCGACATGAGCCGGTAGCACGGGCTGTTTTGGCCACCGTGCCACTGCTCGCAGATCTCAACTGCGTCAGCGAGGTCGCCGTCCCATACACGTGCGACCGCCCGGGTCTCGACGTTCTTGTAGACCAGGTAGCCGTTCTTGTCTTGGCTGTACCGGATCGACACAGCGTTAGAACGGAATGTAATCGGGTTGGCGCCGTGCGCGGTTCACTGCTCGACGCTGTTTCGCCGTGGTCGGCTTACCTTTTCGTTTGCGTCGAACAGGTCCCTTGTGCGGCTTGCGTGCTGAGCCGCAGTAGTTTGCGCCTTTGCACAACGTAAAATGCAGATCTTCGTGACCCTGACGTTGGAGCGCACGCAGTTTCTTCTTGGCGCTTTGCAACCTGGTTGCACAGACTTCCTTGAAGTGCTGTTCGCCGACGATTTCGTCACGTGAACCGTAACGGGGGACGCTGCCCCAAATGCAATACTTTGCCATGACGACCTCCTACGCGACGAAGTCCTGATGCTTGCCGTTCGGTGCTTCGCGACCGAACATGTTGCCCGGCAGCGTCGTGTCGAGCGGCACCCAACGTTGCGGGCGCGTCTTCGGTAGACCCGCGAGCCCGTAGATGTGTGCCCAGTCGGACGACTTCGACGGTGCCGTGATCCGGAACTTCGCTGGGATGCCGTTGAGTGCGAGCAGTGTCGACGTCACGATGGTGTGACCGTCGCAGTCTTCGCCGCCGAACTCGACGGTGCGCTTCGCGGTCTGGAACAGGTCGACACCTTCGACGTCACCGCCGGGCATCTTGATGGGTGCGACGTCACCCGTGTACCGGATGTTCTGCTTCGTCCAGTTATAGACGGCTTCCGACTCACAGAGTCCGTCGCGCGCGGGACAGTTCGCACCCTTCACGCGGAACTTGCGCTTGCCGACGGTGACATCACGCGTGCCATTGCCCGTGACAGCAAGGGCAAGCTCGCGCATCTGCGGATCCTGGACACCCTTCCACACCAGATCCTGCAGGATGCCGACGCGCTGCTCGATCGGCATCTCCGGATCGTAGTGGTGGGTGAGCGTCATCCCACCCTTGGACACGCGAGCCTGTACGCGACCGAGCGTGTCGCGCAACGTGGCCGTACGACGCTTCGCAGCGATGCCGTACGCGATCGCGCCACCGATGACGGCGAGACCACCGACAATCATCGCAGCGACAGCGATCTTCTCGGGCTGGGTGGTCCTGAGGCCTTCGGCGGAAGCACCAAGGCCGTTTCCGGCACGTTTACGCACAAGGGCGTGACTGCGCATGCTTGAAAACTAACACAAGATCGCGCACGCGATCGACCTAGACTAGCGTTTGACAACGCGCGCTTGCGCCGAGTAGCTTGAAGACGTACCGATCGCTCTTGCGATCGCCCGGAGCCAACATGCTTTTCACGCAGCACAACGGTCTCGCTCAAGCAGTGGGTGACGACAACATCAGCCAGCTGCAGGAACTTGCATGCGGCCTCGGTCCGCAGGTCGACGGCCTCATCGCCAGCGTCGTGCAGCCACAGTCGATGGGCGCGTTCAGCACGCAGGGTGCGATGAACGCGTGCATGATGCGCAGCCAGCAAGCTGAACAGCATCAGCCAACGACGACCACGCAGCGCGGTTTCGGTAACGCGATGGGGGTGAACGCGGCGCTCATCAAGGCCGTGTCGATGCCGTTCACCGAGATGAAGCTGATGACGGCCATGATGCCGCAGCAGGCTGCAGCGCCGTCGTACATCGACCCGAACACCAATCCGTACGGTCCCGAGACGCCGTTGCCGACGACGACGTCGTATCCGGCGGGAACGATCACGGCGTTCAGCTCGAAGACGAACATGTGGCGCGTCGCCGTTCCGACGGTCGCAGCTGGGCTCGGGATGTTCGGCGCCGCTGCAGCGTTCACTGAGATCGCCGCAGTCGCGTCACCGCCACCAGGCGCGACGCAGGTGAGCGAGTCGCAGCTGGAAAAGCAGACCAACCAGCTGCCGATCTGGAAGAAGTGGCAGTTCTGGGCGGCGATCGGTGGCGGCGTCGTGGTCGTGGGCACGGGCACTGCGCTGCTGTTCCGGCGCAAGCGCGCGGCGTAAGCTCAACCCGAGCTGCTCGTTTGACAAGGTAGGTAGCAACCGCGTAGTTTTGAGGGGTTCGATCGCTCACGCGATCGCCCTTCAAGGAGCCCACGCGGATGCTGACCACCCAGTACAACGGCACGAACGGTTTTGGTGGGCAGCTAGGCGCCCTCGTGTCGAGCGCTGCCACTGCCGATCTGCAGAAGTATCTCGCGAGCATCGGCAAGCTCGGGCAGTCCAACGTCACGGGTGTGATGAACGACGCCACGATGGCCGTCATCTACAACATGCTCGTGCAGTCAGCGGCGACCGTCGGGAAGATCCCGCTGTTGCCGCAGAATATCCGCGACGGCATCACCAAGGTGACGAGCGCGCTCAAGTCGGCCGACGACAAGATTCGTAGCGTCTCGTTCGGGCAGGCGTCACTGTCGTCGGTGTTCGGCAACTGGGCCACGATCAACGCGGCGGTGCGGCTCATCAGCAGCTCAGCTGCTGATGCAATGGCGTCTGCGCGCGAGAGTGTCTACAACGCCGTCGCGGGCTACGCGAGTACGGTGCTCGCAGCGGTGAAGGTCTTCTTCCCGCCTGCATCGACAGCGGGTGCCACGCAGCCGAACGCTCAGATGCTGACGGCACTGCTTCAACCGGTTCAGGCGTACTTCTCGACGTCGACGACGCCGTCGAGCACGCAGTCGTACCCGACGGGAACGATCTACGCGTTCAGCTCGAAGATGGGCCGGTACCGCATCGCGATCCCGAAGATCTTCGGTGGCGGTCTCGGCATCCAACAGGACGGCGTGTTCGGCGACTGCGTGTTCGGTGACTGCGGTCTGGGCGCCGCCGCGACGATGACCGAGGTTGCACCGTCGACGACGCCACCTGCAGGTGGAATCCCGACGACGGAGACCGAGCTGGAGAAGCGCACCGGGACGTTGCCGATCTACAAGCGGTGGGAGTTCTGGGCGGCGGTCGGCGGCGGTGTCGCAGTGATCGGTACAGGCACGGCGCTGCTCATGCGGCGTAAGAAGGTGGCGTAATGCTGCAAGCGACGATGACACGTGACGCTGGAGTGGCACCGGCAGAACCGACGCCGCCGCCACCGTCGAACAACATGATCCTGTATCAGCAGGCGTTCACGAAGATGCCAACGTCGACACCGACGACGCCAGCACCGTCGAAGAGTGCACCGTTCGTCGAAGGTCGGCTCGTGAAGCAGGTGCTCACGCTGCCGTACGCGTGCTCGAACAATGTCTGCACGGCATCCGGTCAGCTCGGCTTCACGTTCCAGACGCTGCAGTCGCTGATCAACATGGCGAACAAGAAGCTCGGCAACGCAGCGATCGCCGTCGATGGCAAGATCGATGCGCGGACGCTCGCTGCGTACCTGCCGATCTCGCGCGCCGTCGGTGGCGTGCTCGCGATCTTCGATTTCACGCCGACGCCCGACTACCTCGCGAAGAACGCCGACGCGTTTGCGCGTGCGATCGCACTGTGGCTCGGCATGACGTGGGTCGAAGCGACTGCTGATGTCCCCGGACACTGGGAGCGTCTGCGTGCAGGCGCAACGACGGCGAATCTACCGACGATGCCGGTTGCGCAGCCGCAGCCCGGCTACAGCGTGGAACCGCAGCGGGAGCCGCAGCCGCAGCCGCAGCCGCAGCCGCAGCCGCAACCGCAGCCGCAACCGCAGCCGCAGACGACGATGGTCATGTACGTGTGCCCTGACGGTACGCGCGTCTCGGATCTGTCGGCGTGTCCGAAGCCGCAAGCACAACCCGTGGTGCTGCCACCGCAGCCAACACCCGTGCAGCCAGTGATCACGTTGCCCCCGCCGACATCTCTGGCGGTGTTGCCGCCATCGTGGCAGCCCGCGACGCGGGACGCGGCGACGACCGCACCGACGATCGGACGTTTCCAAGGCTGCATCGCGCGCTTCAATCGTACGCGCAAGGTGTTCTCGATCTACTGCCCTGTCGGATCAGCGGCGGCGATGCCGGGACTCGGCACGATCGATCAGGAGTACTTCCGCTGCTTGCGCGGCAACTGTACCGGTCTCGGTGCCGACGAAGTTACGCCCGCAGTGCCGGAAGGTTTCGTCAAGGCTGCTGAAGTCACGACGTTGCCTCGTGCAGGCGAGGTCCAAGCCGGTGAGGAGCGCGACCGGTTCTTCCGTCTCGGGAACCCGCTCATGTGGGCGGCGATCGCAGGTGCAGCGACGGTGGTTGGTGGTGGCAGCTACATGCTGTACCGCCGCAAGCAGCACACCAGCGGATTCGGTGCGCTTCGGTGCCCCGAAGGACAGGTTTGGAGCAAATCGTATGGCGGTTGCCTCCAACGAGGAAAGCGCGGGCACTGATGCTCGCGTTGCATCACGAACCGGCGCTGCAGGGTTGTGCCTGCCACAGGCCGCAACCGCAGCTCGGTGACGCATCCAGCAAGAAGGCTGCGTGGATTGGTGCAATCGGGCTCGGGCTATCAGCCGCGCTCATGGTCGCGCTGGGCTTCCACAAGCCTGCGCCTCGACGGGCCAGTCGCCGTCGACGCACGTAGACGATCGCTCGCGCGATCCATGGTAGAGTTTGGGTCGCATGCTCACGGCGACTCGCGGCACAGTCTCGTTCGTTCAAAGCGTCGGTGTGGCGCCGTCGACGACGACGATGAACATTCCCGGTCCTGCAGGCCTGGGCGGTGCGCCTGGTCCCGCGCTCGTGGCCCCCAACAAGCCGAGGTTCTACGTGCCCTACGCATCGATCGAAGATCTCCGTTCCGCCCAGATCGCCCAAGCTGGGCTCGGCATCATCAACGAAGGTGATGCGTGGCTGACCGGTCGGCCGTACGGTTTGCCAGGCACGACAGCGATCACGCTCACGCAGCGGCCCGGCGGGTATCACAGTCCGCAGGGTTTCCACTACAACGCGTCGCTGCGCGGTGCAGGCTTCGGTGACACCGACAGCATCGCGTTGCAGCTCGCAGCGCTCGTCGAGCAGCAGAAGGCGCAGGAAGCGTCGCTGAAGCGTATCGCGTTCTGGCAAGCGCTCAGCGGTGGCCTCGCGGTCGGTGCAGTGGCGCTCAGCGCGACGTTCGGTGTGCTCACGTACATGCGGAGCCGTTGAACATGGTGGTCAACGAAATCCAGCGGACGATCAATGGCCTCGGTCAACCACCTGGCCGCACCACGAACACGATCATTCCGTACGGCAGCTGGATGCCATTCCAGCCTGGTGCGATTGCACGTCGTCCCGGATTCGGCGACGTGCCGAATGACTTCGAGGCGTCGGTCGACCTGCAGTACATCCCCGTGCGCCAAGCCTGGTACTACGGTCAGCCGGTTGACGGTCGCGGCTACCCGGACGCGGGCTTGCCGAGGCGCGGACTCGGGCGCCATCTCGGTGACGCGGCGTCGGAGCAGGCGCTTCAGCAGCTCGCCAAGACCGAGCGTCTGCAGACGATTCTGCAGGTGGTCTCGACGCTGTCAATCGCGACGGTCGCGACACTTGCCGTGATCAAGGCAGTTCGCGCACGTCGAGGTGGCGGTCACACGCCACTGTTCGGCGACGACGACGAGTAGTGCACATGGTGTAGGCTGCAGCCTGCGCTATGGCACGCACGCTCTGTAACCCGCCCGTCGAGGCCAGCTTGGTCGCGCCGCGACTGTATGTCGGTTCCCGTCCGCGTCCCGGCCGTTACCGCTGGTTCAACATGGTGGTGCTCTGTGCAAAGGAGTACCAGCCGCCGAGTTTCGGGTTTCCAGGCATGAACGTGATCCGGATCCCGCTCGTCGACGACTTCGTGCACCCGCTGTCGATTGTCGACCAAGCGCTTGTCGTCTCGAACGCACGTACGATTGCACGCTACCTCGAAGGCGGTGCGTGTGTGCTCTCGACGTGCTGGCAAGGTTGGAATCGCTCGGCGCTTGTAGCTGCGATCGCGATGCAGATCGCGTTCGATATGAGCGCCGACAACGCGATCACACAGATTCGCGAGACACGGTCACCGAACGCGCTTGGGAATCCACGGTTCGAACGGTTCGTGCGCGACTTCGAGAAGACGCGCTAGCAGCCGCGTGCGATGCGTACGATCTTTGTGCCGCGCGACGTGTCGACCATTGACGCTGCTTCGGACTTGTTCCGCGCTTCGATGCACAACGCCGTTGGCGTCTTGAAGTGCCGCGACCGTACGGTCACGCGGTAGCGTGTGCCAAGACGGCCACGGCCAGCGAGTCGACCACGGAGCTTCTTGAACTCGGCGGTGTTCTGATCGAGATCGATCACGTCGCCGGTCTCCGGATCGACGAAGTAGGCGGGCTGACGCTCTTTCGACGGTCGCTTGTGGCCGCGTCGTTTGCCAGCGAGTGACTTCTTGTGGCGGCTCGGACGACGACGTTCGACTGCCGTGTAGAGGATCAGGAACAGCGACACGAACGTCGAGCTGAGCAAGGCACCCGTGACCAGTCGCTTGTCACGGACGCCTGCGATCGCGAGGCCGGGCATCATCAGCGCCGAGCGCAGCATCCAGTGGCCGATGACCTTCGGCACCGCCCCCGGTTCGCCGTTGAACATGCCACAGACGGACGCCGAGGATGGGGCAGTAGGACAGCTGCGGATCGCCACGGAGTGAACGTACCACGCTGTCCTACTGCCCTACCAGATCGCGTGCGCGATCGCCCGACTACTGTGCGTCGTCGGGCGCGTTCGGGTCGCCCGGCTCAACTTCATGGATCAGGATGCGCACGCACTCGGCCTTGAACTCGGAGTCAGCGGCCGGAAGCATCACGTCGATGAAGTCTGCCCACCGTTCGGTCTGGAACAGCACAAATGCCGGGATGACCAGTTGGTTCGTCACCACGTGCTCGACGCCCTGCAGGATCGCGTCGATGGTCTTGTCGGCCGTGAGCTTGCCCTCGGCGACACCACGACGTAGACGGTGCACGCTTTCGAGCGCGATGCCGAACACCTCTTCTTCGCTCGGGCCGGTGTGGTTCGGCGGTGCTGGCGGTGCCGGGTACGGATCGATCGGACCCACAGTTGGGACCGGCGTCGCAGCGGTTACAGCTGCAGCGGCATCCGCGTACGGATCGATCGGACCGGTTGTCTTCTTCTTCGCTGCACCGTTGCCGTTGGCAGCCGGTGTTGCACCGTTCAGACCGCCACCCGTGTTGGGCTGCTGCTGAGCGGGCCGTGCCTGCTGTGCCTGCGTGTTCGCGACCGGCGGGGGCGGTGCCCAGCCAGCTGGCGCACGTCCCTGCGCTGCGGCGATGTTCTGCGCGCGGATCGCGACTTCGGCTTGGATGCGCGTCTGATCACGCATCGCCTCGGCGGTCTTCACCTTGCCCTCGCTGATCACCTGGTCGCGCTTGACTGCGAGGAACCGCTCGGCGACTTCGCTCGCGCGACCGATACCTTCCTGGATCAGGCGCGCAGCCGGGGGATCGCCGCCGCCACCCGACATGTTCATGATCGTCTCGGCAGCGTTCTTGTACAGGTTGCCGATCTCGCCGACCGACCGGACGAGACCCTGCATCATGCCGTCTGCGCCGCCCGCGTTGTCCTTCATGAGCTGCGCCAACTGAACGGGCGAGACCATGAACTGCGACATCTTGCCGTTCGACTCGTTCTGCATGCGCGCGATCTCGCGCTGCGTGTCAGCGTTGATACGCGCATTCTCCTTCATCATCTCGACGACTGGATCCTGGCGGTTCGAGAGCGACGCCTGCTGCAGCTGCTCGAAGCGGCGCTCCGAAGCCTCGCGCGTCTCCTTCATCTCGCGCTGCAGCATCTCGTCGCGACGGATCTGCTCGTAGCGCTCGCGCTCACGCTCACGCTCGGACCGCTCCGCTTCGAGACGCCGCTCCTGCTCCTGGCGCTGGCGCTCGAACTCGGAGGCCTGACGCGTCTGCTCCTCGCGAATGCGACGGAACTCGTCGGTCTCACCTTTCGGCGTCTCGGCCATGCGCGCGAGGTCGGCGCGGAGTTGGAGCATCGACTGCTCGCTCTGCTGGCGAATCGCGAGCAGCTGCTGCTGCATCAGCTCGCGCTGGGAGTTCTCGTGCTGTGCGCGTGCACGCTCGCGCTCGACTTCACGCTCTTCGCGGAGACGCCGAACCTCATCGTCTTCGTTCTTGTTGCGACCCTCACCGAGACGCCGGATCTCTTCGCGCATCGCTGCCATCGCCTGCTCGTGCGCGGTCTGGTTCCGTTCGAGTGCCTGCTTGTACTCCAGCTCCTTGCGATCGAGATCGGCCTGCTGGAGCCGACGCTCCAGCTCCTTCTTCTCCTTGTCGTCGCTGTCGTCGAAGAAGCGTGCGCCACGGCGCGCGTTGCGATCGTCGTCGTCGTGACTGAAACGCGTGCGGCCACCGTACGGCGGCTGCTGCGGGTAGCCGTAGCCGGGCTGTGGACCGTAGCCGGGTGGCGGGTAGCCGTTGTACGGCTGCTGCTGCGGGTAGCCCTGCTGCTGCGGGTAGCCCCACGGCTGCGGCCCGGTCGCCCACATCGGCGGCGACTGCGGCTGCTGCATCTGCGGCGCAGGCTGCTGCGGGATCTGCCCCATCACGGGACCACTGTGCGGCGGGTTGCCGTAGCCGAGTTGCGCGCCACTCGGTGGCCAGCCGGTCTGCTGCATGCCGAGCGGCTGAGCGTTCTGCGGGATGTTCATAGGACCGCCGACCTGTTGAACGTTCGTCGCGGCGCCTACGAGCGCGGCTTCCGCCGTGTTCGGCGGAACCTTCTCGGGGTACATGCGCGGATCCCACACGCCCTGCCAGCGCATCGTCTCGTTCTTCGCGTCGGTGACGGTGAACTCGTAGTAGCCACCGCCCGCCCACTTCGTGAGGATGAAGTTCTCCAGCTGCAGAACCTCATCACGCGTCCAGTTCGTACCCGGTGGGGAGAAGCCCTGCTGCTCGCTGCCTTTCGCAGGCAGTTCGATCGGTTGACGCACGTTGCCGCGCATCTTCTCGACGCGAACGGTCAACGGTTCGTGCATCGATTGCAGCTTCACCTGATCGAAGCGCTGCTCCTTTTCGGACTTGGGCGCGGCCATGTAGAATCTCCTCGGAAGTGGTCGATCGCTCGCGCGATCGAACTCCGATCGCTGACGCGACTCATTGAAAGGTCGAGGCCACTCTAAGGGTGCGATACGTGGTTGTCAACGCGAGGTCACGCAGGGATACGAGGTTCGATCGCATGAGCGATTGACGTGCCTCGCATCGCTGTGTACGACAACGATATGGGACTTCCGATCGTTGCGCCCGAGCGTACGTTCACCCGCGCACGTCGCTGCGCCAACTGCACCTCGTTCGAGTGCGGAGCGATGTCGCACCAGCAATGGAACGCGCATCGTAAGGCGCGCCAGGACGACTACCTGAAGACGATGCCGATCAGTCGGCTTGCCGACATGGAGAAGCCGGAATGGTCGCCGAACGAGCAGAAGGATGCACGGCTCCAGCAGCTGATGCAGATGGACCACATGATCGCCCACGGCATGGCCGGGCTGTGCATGAAGGGTGCGCGATCGGCGAAGGACGGTGGTCCCGAGGGCGACTTCGTTCACGCGGAGTTCCTGTGCGACCGGTGGACGGGTATCGAGGGTGTCGGCGAGATGACTCGCGGTCATGAGGACAAGCTCGGCGGTGAACTGCACGAGATCGCGGACGACCGCGCTGAGAAGGTGTAGGTTCGCGCGTGACGTCGCTCGTCCTCTACATGCTCCTGTCGACCGCGCTGTACTATCTGTTCGCGCGGGCCATGATCACGAAATCGTTGTGGTCGCGCTATCCCGGGTGGCTCGACTACTACACGTCGTGCGCCGCCTGTTCGGGCTTCCTCTACGGTGGCGCAGTCGCTCTTGCGATCGGATGGACGCAAGATCTGCCGTTTCTAGGCCTGGACGGCCGTTTTTGGGTCACACCCATCGTTGTCGGGCTGGGATCCATGGTCTGGACCCCCATTTTGGCTGAGATTCACGTACGGGCCCTGTTGCAGCTAGGCGTAGCTGATCCGCAGGGTGATACGGCATCGGATCCGGCTGTGGAGAGCACAAATGCCTAAGCGTCGAGATGAACAGGCCCCGTACTGGCAGCAACTCCGTGTGGCCGAGCGCGGCATCATCGAATATGCGCTCGAACACGGAATCACCATCCGTGGTACCGCGACCATCCTAGGGATCTCGCCGAATTACCTCGGAGAGCGTCTACGCCTGCTCGGGATCCCCGTCCCGGATGTTCGCCCGGGTCCCAAGCCGGGCACCAAGCGGCCCACGACACCCAAGCTACGCGTCGTGGAAGAGACCGCCGTTCCGTCACCCGAGACCCTGGACGAGGACGAGGACGAGGACACGGCTGAAGCCACGAACGAAGGCGAAGACGACGACGTGCTGGAAGATGAGGCCGAAGAGGGCCAGGAGGACGACGATGAAGAAGGCGACCCCTGGGACACGGACGAGGCCGACGACGAAGACGACGGCGATGACAAGAACGAAGACGCCAGCGCGCAAGGGAACTAGCCAGGTGCCTCGGCGCCGGAAGGCGTCCGCGCGTACGTGGCGCCGCCCAGCGGGGGGCCTGCTCAAGCCCGGTGAGGCGATCGTTCTTGTGATCGAACCGCCAATGGGTCCGAACGAACAGCCTGTGGCGATTACGCCGAACGCGGGCGACATCGTCCTGCTCGATGCCCAGCCCGATCGTGTGACCGTGCACAACCCGACCGATCGTGTAGTCGCCTACATGATGTCGGTCGTGCCGAGCGTGTTCGTGAAGGCGGCTACGGTGCCGTGGCGACGTATCGCGGGGGACCTCGGTCACGCGGTGCGCGAGAGCGGGTTGCTCGATCGATTCGCCCGTCTGCTGCGTTGATCGCGCACGCGATCCGATCGCTGCAGTGATCTGGTAGGCTGCAGGCCATGGGTGCACTAACTGATTTTTGGAGAAGCGAACGCGGCTTTTACGCGCTCGTGCTCGTCATCGCATCGACCGTTCTGACCGCGCTCGGTCAGATGACGATCGACATGTGGAAGGAGTTCAACCTCTACATCTTCGGCATCTACGTCACCGGCAAGTCGCTGACTGGTGCTGTCGCGCTGTTCAAGGGCGGTACGTCCGAGCCTGAATCGTCGGCTCCTGCGCCGGTTCCAGCTCCTGCGCCGACCCCTGAAGCACCGAAGGCGTAATCCGTGGCGGTGGACGCTCAAGCGCTCATTGACGCGATCCACACAGACGCTCAAGCCCTGATCGCGGCAATCGACACGATTCGGAAGTTCGCGCGGACGAACACGGATCGACCGCACGACGTGCTGCAGACCGTCGAGGTGATGCTCGCGAGCTTGCGTGATGCGCTCAACGGCAAGATGACACTCGACATGCTCACAGCGGAACTCGCTGCGCTCGTGGACGTCCACGGACGTGAAGTCTCGAAGCAACCCACACCGATCGACGACAAGTTCGATCCGGAGCGCGATCAATGATTCTTCGTCCAGGTGACAAGGGCCCCGACGTCGAGATGCTGCAGCTCAAGCTGAAGGCGTGCGGTTACGATCCCGGTGACGTCGACGGCGACTACGGCAAGCTGACGACTGCCGCAGTACTTGCGTTCCAGATCGATCGTCCTGACATCGACGACGACGGCATCGCCGGTCCACAGACGCTCGGTGCGCTCGACGCAGCCATCGCGAAGCACAAGCGCGACGAGGACACGACGCAGCCGCCGACGCTGTACACGCCGTGCAATGCACCCACGTGGGCGGCGTTCCAGTTGCTCGTCGAAGCAATCACGAAGAAACCCGTGCGCTACGGACCGGGGCGCGGGTTGTGGCGGAACGATCAGTTCCTCATCACGTATGGCGCTGGCCAGACGAACGGTACCGTGAAGCAGTGGCCGAACGTCCTCAACCGGACGTATCCGGCGTTCCACTGCACGAGCTTCACGAACTTCTTCATGTCGTGGCTGGAGCGTCGCAATCAGGACTTCACGCACGCAGGCAATATCCCATCGCTGTTCGACCTGCTCGAAAGTTCGCCGGACCTGCACCAAAACCCTGGCGCGGGACCGTGGCGCGGCTTCGGCGACGTGTGCTTCCGCATTCTGCCCGACGGATCCAGCATCCGTCGCATGGGCATCCCGAACATCATCGACATCAGGGAGCTGCTCGATCGTCGAGACACGCTCCCGACGTTCCTCGTGTGGGGCCAGTCGACGAAGCTCGCGAACGGCTCGTGGCGGTGGTGGCACCACACTGGTCTGTTCTGCGTACGCGACCACAAGCTCTTCCGGATCGCCGCCGACGGTACACGTGGACCGAGCGGCTACTCAGCGACGCCGATGCGCTACATCGAGATCACGACGGCGAACATGTCGCAGTTCTCGAACGTCGCGTACCGCGTGTACGGCGTACGTGCGGCAGCTGACGGCTCATACGGTGATCAGAGCCAACCGATCGCGCCCATCACGTTCGAGGCGTGATCGCGCACGCGATCAGCGTCGTGTGCTCGTCGGAGATCGCGTTGCGCGCAAATCGCTCTTGACTTGTCAGGGGCGTGAACGCTAGAACGACAGCTGCCCGTACGTGCTGCGTTGTGTCAGCTCGTTACGACTGAAGGCGCGGCGTACAGCCGTGTCCGGCGAGGAGCTGTCATGGTCAACGTCAACAACCGCGAGAACCTGGGTCCGGCCGAGCGCATCATCGCGTCGGTCCTCACGTACACCGATCACCTCTATCACGGTCGCCCCGGCGTTGTGGTCGAGGACAAGCGTACCAACATCGGTGTCCGTTGGGAGCCGGTGACGCCGAAGACGGAAGAGATCAACGGCGCCAAGCGCGAGGTCATCTACAAGCTGTCGAAGAGCGGCAAGAAGACGCTCAAGACGAAGATCGGCGTGGTCACGCAAGCTGTTGGTACGCATGGCGTGATCAAGCATGTGCGCACGGACGTGAGCCCAAACCATCCGATCGTCGGTGAGTACCGTGACGCGGGCATCTTCCCCGAAGTCGCAGCGTGGATGTATCGCCAGATCGTCGAGGTCTACAAGCTCGACAACGAGTTCGCCGCGAAGTGGGCATCGTTCGCGTACGCGCAGGATCACCGTGACCTCAAGGTCGTGCTCGCTGCGTTCATGCTCGTGCAGGCGCGCCGTGGTGACGCCGTGCTCGACGGCGGTAAGGTCGCGTTCCACGACGATGACTTCCGTGACGTCGGCGAGGCCATGATGCTGATCCGTCGCAAGGACGGTAAGGATCTGAACCCGAAGCTGCTGCTCCGCATCCGCGAGGTGCTGATGCTGCCCGAGATTGCAGCGATCAACCTGGAGCTGGGCTTCGGCAAGTCGACGCGTCATCCGTTCCTCGGTCGTTGGCCGGAGGTCACGGAGAAGTGGCTGCGCTATCGCGAGGAGAATCGTCCGCTGCTCATCGGTCTCGTCAAGGCCGGTTTCCGCAAGACGGTCATCCAGCTCGCGCGCCGCGTGCACTACAAGCCGAACACGCAGTGGTTCTTTGAGGAGCTGCGCTGGAAGCAGGTGCAGTCGGATACGGGTCACCGCACGATGGTCGACATCAACATCGTGCAGGCCGAGTCGTGGAACGAGCTGACCGAGGCACAGGTCTGCGAGAAGATCGTCGCCGAGAAGCCGGACTGGAAGCGCATCACGGGCATGCTGCCGAAGGGCCTCATGACGCGTGCTGTGGTCGCAGCGGCCATCGAGGCGAAGGCGCTCTCGGACCGTGACCTCGTCATCGCGACGCCGACGCTGGAAGAGCTGGGGCTGCTCGACGTACCGACGATCAAGGCACGTTGGGAGAAGGCGCTCAAGCACGCCGAAGATTCCCGCGCGGTCAACATCGCGAAGAACGTCCAGTCCAAGGAGGTGAAGGAGAAGCTCGTCGAGGCATCGGACAACGCCATCAAGAAGGCCGTCGAGGAGGTCTCGAAGAACATCCGCGTCTACTTCTTCGTCGACATCTCGGGCTCGATGAAGTCGTCGATCGAGGCTGCGAAGTTGCACGTCGCGAAGTTTCTCCAGGGCTTTCCACCGGACCGCACGCACATCGCCGTGTTCAACACGGTGGGCCGCGAAATCAAGCTCAAGCACGCATCGGCGGTGGGCGTCGCCAACGCGTTCCAGGGTATTGCTGCGAGCGGTGGCACCGACTATGGCGCGGGCGTGCGCGAGCTGATGCAGTACAAGCCTCTGCCGGAAGAGGATGTGCTGTTCATCTTCGTCGGTGACGAGGAGGCACACGCGTTCGATCAGCAGGTTGTCGCATCGAGGCTCAACCCGATGGCGTTCGGCTTCGTGAAGACGATCCCGGACAACGGTGCAGCGGCGTATCGCCATGGTCTGCACAACGGCGAGAACAACATCGCGGTTCGCGAAACGGCGAACCGTCTGAAGATTCCGTGCTTCATGATCGACGAGAAGACGTTCGATGACGCGTACGCGATCCCGCGCACGATCAGGAACCTGATCGCGGCAACGCCCGTCAACATGGCGCGTGTGGCGGCAGTCGCTGCGGCACCGCGTCTGACGTTTGTCGATCAGATCCTCAAGACGGACCTGCTGAAGAAGCCTGTCTGGGCGTGAGGTGAACCGTGAGCTGGCGAGATCTACTGCACCAGGACGACGAGCGCATCGTACTGCCGTGGATCGGTGGTCGCGAGGTGCGGTCGTTCTCGCGCACGTGGACGCTCGTCGGTGACGTACCGGCTGAGCACGGCTGGTACAGCTTCACGCTGCTCAAAGGCCGAAGCGTAACACTGCACGCAGTTGCAGAACTGCACGCTGCGACGCTCGGTCAGGTGCACTTCGGTTACCTCGTCGGTGATCACTTCGCGACTGAGTCTTTCATCGAGCGCGTTGTAATCGATCCAAAGGACGTCGCCAAGCGTCTGCCGCGCGTGCACCTGATCAACGACGACGTCGATCGGTTTGCACGCGTCAGCATCGGTTCGGTGACGTCCGACGGTCCACTGTTCTTTCGTCAGGTCGAGATGCCGCTGGGTCCCGAGGACGACGTACTGCGTGCGTACGAGGACCAGGCTGCCGACGTCAACGCCATCAAGGGCGTCACGCCCGCACTCGATGCGGCGTTTCGGATGGCAGCGTGGCAGCGTACGGAGGCTGTTCGTCGTCGCGCGGAACTCGAACGGCTGCGCGTCGAGGAAGAGGCCAAGCGTGCAGCCGAGGAGCGTCGCCAGAACCTGGTCAAGCAGCTCGGTGACGGTGCCGGGCGTCGCGAGATGGCGAAGGTCGACTTCGAGGCTGCCGCACGTGCTGCACTTACGGTTGGCGGTGCTGAGCTGCTCGACTGGAACAAGGTACGCAACCGCAACGAGTGGGTCGTGCGCTATCGCCTCGATCGTCGTCGGTTCGAGTGCGTCTGCGACGAGCGGCTGCACATCGTCGACGCCGGAATTTGCTTGGTCGATCACCGTACCGGTATCAAGGGCGACACGCGCTTCACGTTGGAGTCGCTACCGGCGGTTGTTCGTCAAGCCATGCGCGAGGGCGTGCTGGTTGTTTTCAGGAACGTCAACTAGGAGTGTTATGGCGAAGAAGATCGAAGGTACGTTTCACATCTGCACACGCGATCAGGCTGGGCGGTACTGCATCAAGGGCGAAGGGCGTGTCGACGAGCACAACAAAGTCGACGTCGAGATCATCGTGCACGATCACGAAGCGACGAAGCCGTACACGGGACGCAAGTTCACACTCATCATCGAATAGCACTATGGACGTCGAAAAACTGCAAGCTGACATGCGAGCCGCTGCTGAAGCAGGCCTCAAGCGCGATGCTGCAACGGTGCGCGCGAAGATCAACGAACGGAAGCCGCCGACGCCCCACCTGTTCGACGCGCTCGAATCGATCGGCGCAACGATGGATCCGATGTGGGAAGGCGAGTGGGAGGGCCCGGTCCTGTTCAACGATCCCAAAGGCGCCTCGCGGTTGATCCTCGTCACGCCTGCCGACCACGACGAGTTCCTGACGTGGGCGACAGCGCATCCGAACTTCACCGACGAAGAATTGCAGGAGCAAGGCCGTGCGTTCCTCGTGCGCATGTGCGCGAGGCCAGTCAACCCGTGAGCGTTGAATGGTCGATGGAGAAGGTCGCCGAACAGTTCCGGCTCGACGTTCGCGCACGCTTCGAGGCTGAGAACGCAGAGTGGCTCGCCGAAGAGCGTACAGGCATCGCGAAGATCAAAGCCGACTGCGATGCGGCAGGCGAGGCGTACCCGGACTGGCTTACGCCCGAGCGCAACAGCTTCTACTGGGAGATCTACAGCACCAGTGAGATCGCGATCGTCAACAACTCGGTCGACGTGCTGTTGCCGACGAACTTCGCGGTCTACCCCAACTTCATTGCGATGTTCGGCAAGACGTCAGTCGGTTGGTCGATCCCGTCGGTCGAGGCGAAAATCGTCGACGGTGAAGCGCGCCTGTTCGTGCACTTGATCCTGATCGACTACTGGGATGACGAACGCCACGCGAAGTGGCTGAAAGAGAACCCGTGACAACACCACCCCGCTACTACCTCGACACTGAGTTCATCGACGACGGCGTGACCGAGACGTTGCAGCTGATCTCGATCGGTATCATCTGCGACGACGGCCGCGAGCTGTACCTCGTCAACAGTGAGTTCGACGAGAGCCGCTGCGACGACTGGCTCAAGGAGAACGTCCTCAAGCAGCTACCGCTGTGCACGTGTCCGGGCGGGGGCGCGTTGGATCATCTCGGCCACAACGCGCCGGACTGCAAGTGGCGTACGCGCAATCAGATCCGGGATGCGATCATCGCGTTCGTTCCCGATCCCGGCAACGAAGTGAAGCCCGAGTTCTGGGCGTTCTTCGCGAGCTACGACTGGGTACTGTTCGCACAGCTGTTCGGCAAGATGATCAACTTGCCGAAGCACTTCCCGTGGCTCGTCAACGACCTCAAGACGTGGGCCAAGCACCTGGGCTACACCGGCAAGTTCAAGGAGCTGTTGCCGAACACCGGTCATCATGATGCTCTCGCGGATGCGCGCTGGAACCGCGACGTGCACAAGATCCTGATGGAGAAGCTCACGTCCACGCAGAAGCTGTTGGGGACGACACTCGTCGAAGCGATGGCGCTCTACGACGAGAAGTGCACCGGTTGCAACCTGCAGACGTCCTGCGAATGTCCGAGCAGTGGACACGGCGCAGACTGCCGTCGCGATCGTGAAGCGGCCGTGCGCAAGGTCATAACCGATCTGGGGCTGACGTCGTGAATCCGGTCATCGAGAAGCTCATGCCAGATGCACGCGATACGTACTGCACGGGCGCATTGTTCAAGTACGTCCAGCACAAGTACAACTGCGACTGGCTGCAGCCGATGTGGCACAAGGGTCCGTGCGACTGCGGACTCAAGGAGTTGATCCAGCAACTGCCTGAAGGTTTGCTGCGAATCCTCGTCGAAGCGAGCGAACACGTGCGCGCGACCGTCGAGGGTATCAAGCAGGACAAGGAACGCGACGAGCGAGAAGCCACGGAGAAAGCACCATGATGGAGACCGGAGTCGTCGTCAGCATTCACCACGAGCCCATCTTCTGGCACGAACCCGGTGGACGTTCGAGCGGCGCGTTGCCGGATAGTCGCATGCTGTGGGACGTGTTGTGGCAGGCGAACCGCGACGGTTGGCTTTCGGGTTTCGCGCACACGCATCCAGGTGGCGGTCTGCCGGGTCCATCGCGCGAGGACATCTCGTCGTTCGTCGCGATCGAGAACGCGATCGGTCGGCCGCTCAACTGGTGGATCGTCAGCTCGGACATGACCGTGCTCGTGCGCAAGTCGACGATGGACAGCATACCGGGTCGCGAGATTTTCGGTACGACACGCATCGACGATCCTGTGTGGACGCCGGATCTGCGTCGTCGCTCGGGCATGGGCCGGACGCCGTATCGCTGATCCCTGCTGCGACGTAGCTCTTGACTTGCCGAGCCTTCGTCGTTAGGGTCAGGGTTCATCGAGAGGACTGTGCCATGGCTGATAACGAGCTGATGCGTGTGATCAAGGACGACGAGGCCCGCGTGAACGTCACGTGGAAGAACGCGAACGGCGACCTGCCGGATCCGGTGTTCCGTGACTCGTCCGAGGGTGACGTCCGTGGTTGGGTGACCGAGGCCGTCCGTAACGGTGGCGTGCCCGGTATCACTGCAGACCGCGATGCGAACTTCGCCGACTACATCGTGGATCGCTTCCCGCCGACGGAAGCGCGCCCGTACAACCTGATCCAGGTGCGCCCGAAGACGGCGTTCGGCGCTGACATCGAGGATGACGGTCCGAGCGACGCCGAGATCGAAGACCAAGAGATCGAACGGCAGATCGAGGCTCAAGAAGAGGCTGCGATCGAGCAGCGTGCCGAGGATCAAGAGATCGAACGGCAGATCGAGGCTCAAGAAGAGGCCGCGATCGAACAGGTCTAGTCGTGCTGCGCGTCGTCTCAGGTGCACTGATCCGCGACGGCTACGTGCTGATGGGTTTGCGTAAGAAGAGCGCATACCGACCTGACCTCTGGGAACTTCCCGGAGGAAAGATCGATCCGGGCGAGTCGCCGCACCAAGCGCTTGTCCGCGAGTGGAGTGAGGAGTGTGGTTGCCGCGTCGAGCCCGGCCAGTTTCTCTCGATGGCGATACTGCACGTCGACATCTCGTTCGTCATCGAGCTGTACACGATTCGGCTCGTCATGGGCACGCCGATGGCGCTCGACCATCAGGAGCTGCGTTGGGTCAATCCGTTGTACGCCGTCCAGCGGCTGCCGTGCTCGCCTGCATTCTACCTGCACTACCCGCAGCTCGTGAAACACATCGAAGCCAGCTGGTCGATGTCGACGTGCGACGTCGTCGGAGACAGCGGTTGCACGAACGATGAGTGTTCGCGTTGCCACCCTCTCGCGAAACCTGTACGGGCTCTTCACGAGTCGTGGTGATGCCGACCGTCGGTTGGTCCGGTATTCGTCGTGCCGTCGTATGGGCGTTCGAAGCGAAGACGCTCTGGGGCAAGCTGCTGTATGCGGTCGACGAGCGCGGTTACGACGCTGTCGATGCAATTTCGGCGGCGCTGATCGTGAAGCATCCGGCAATCGCGCGAGAGATCCGACTCACCAGTACGCTGACCGCACGCACGACGAAGTCGATGGACTTCCACTCAACGTCGGTACATGGCATCGGCTCGACGGACAATTGGCCCTGGAAGGGTCAACTTGTTGAGGTGCACTTGAACGATGATCAACGACTCGTTGCCGTGTGGTACCAGGAGAAAGGATGACCGTGCAGCTCAGTCTCAGTGAAGTTCAGGTCGCCGTCGCTGACTATCTTCGCAAGCGTGGCGTGGTCGTCGAGGACGCTGACCAGGTGCAGCTCGTCAACTTCAGCACGCATACCGGCTACGTCAACATTGCTCATGTCACGCCGATGGTCGTGGTCCGTGATGCCAAACTGCCGGAGGGCGGGCCGTACCGATGATCGAGACCGTGTTCCATACCGTGGTCTGGACCGAGACACCGACGAACATCACGATGTCGCTCGGGCTCGAAGGTGCGCTCACGACCCGTGAAGCAGCCGAACGCGTGGCGACTGCGTACCGTGAGTTTCTGCAAGCCGACTCCGACGACGGGCTCGTACAGGCGTACTTCGCGCGTGTGGGCATCCTGGAGATTTCGCGCGCACACCCACAGCTCAAGCACCCCGAACCGCGCGTGGACGTCGACGCGATCGTCGCCGAGATCGAAGCGCGAACAGCACGCAAACGCGAAAAGAGGCTCTCGTGAGACCGGACTGGGATACGTACTTCATGATCATCGCCGACGCGGTGTCGATGCGTGCGAGCTGCGACCGTGCGCGCGTTGGTGCGGTGATCGTCGTCGATAAGCGCATCATGTCGACCGGCTACAACGGCGCACCGAGCGGCGTGTCGTCGTGCGACGAGGTCGGCCATGACCTGGTCGACATCAACGGTCGTCAGAGCTGTGTGCGTGTCATCCACTCTGAGAAGAACGCCATCATCACGGCGGCGCGGCACGGGGTTCGTCTGGCAGGTGCGACGCTCTACACGACCGCGAGCACGTGCCGCGACTGCTACATGGCGGCGCTGCAGACCGGCATCGTTCGGATCGTCTACGGCTCCGAGTACATCGGCGGCAAGTCGTTCGATTTCGTTTCGGCGGCGCAAGCGAACGGCATAGAGCTGCGGCACTTACCGATCGCGGATGCGATCAAGAACTGGACGCCGCCGCCACACGCGGTCTCTGTCAAGGCGCCATGAAGTTCGGGGCGTACCACTGCGAGCGTGGTTGGGTCGTAGACACGGGCGTGGGCGGTACGTACGCATGGGACGTGGAGCAGGCTCAGTGGCATGACAGTGTTGAAGCGGGGATCGATGAATTGGTTGCGACTGACATCGTCGATGCAGTGGATGCGTCAAGGTTCCCGGATGAACCAGCGACGGCAAAGTCTCTCGAACAGGGCGGCTGGCGATTCTTGCGATTGCTCTAGGGGAAAACAACCATGAAGACCGTAACCATCGTTGGTGTCGGCGCGCTCGGCTCGCACGTCACGCAGTTTCTCCGCAACGAGGCGAACCTGCGCGTGATCGACTTCGATCGCGTCGAGGCTAAGAACATCCTGTCGCAGTTTCATGGCAAACCGGGCGGCGGCAAGCTCAAGGTCGAGGCACTCAAGGGTGCGATGCAGTTCCTGTGGGGAACGAAGCTCGACGTGCGCAGTGCGAAGCTGGAGTCGAACAACGTGATCACGATGCTGGCGGGCAGCGACCTGATCATCGATTGTCTCGACAACGGTGCTGGCCGTCGTGTGCTTCAGGCGTACGCACGCGGTGACGTTGCACATGCACCGGGGCATCGCGAGCAGACGCCGTTGCTCCACGGCGCACTTGCTGCTGACGGTGCGTTCGGCCGTGTGATCTGGGATGAGAACTTCGTAATCGACGAGAACGACGGCGGTGCCGCGACATGCGAGGACGGCGAGCACCTGCCGTTCATCGTGATGGTGTCGAGCTTGATCGCACAGTCCGCGAAGGTCTACCTGAAGACGGGCAAGAAGCTCGGCTGGTCGATCGCACCTACGAACATCGTCGGGGTGTAGTAGGCTCGCTACGTGAATGAGATCGTGATCAGATCGACGTGGATCGTCGGTAACGGTGACTGCATCGAAGCTGGTGCGCGCAAGCTGAGTGGCAAGAAGATGAAGCCCCGCAAGAAGCGTGGCAAGCCGATCTCGCCTGCAGCACGGTTGGAGATGCAGGCGAACATCGCTGCAGCTCGCGAACGCCGTCGTTGTGGGAGCGAGATCACGCGAAGGAGCTGATGCCGCTCCCCGCCGGTAAGCCTCGGACGTTGACAGGTCGTGTCGCCTATCGCATGGTCGACGCGCTCGAAGAAGCATTCAAGCGGGTTAACCAGGCCGACTTCGAGTACATCCTCATGCTCGGTGCAGCGCAGGCGACAAAGACAGCGCTCACGCCCGAGGACTTCGACAACGATCAGGGCATCGACGCGTTGACAGCGATCTTCGCGATGCTGACGAAGGAACACGATCGCGACGTGATCCACGTGACGCCGGAGTGGCGACGCGTCGTGGTCTCCGCGCGGCGGTTGATGCCGCAACGAACAGGTGAACGGTTCTGGCGTTGGAAGGCGAACGGCGAGGCAAACCTGGTGCACGTCGTCGTGATCCCGGGTTTGCCATGAACCTCTTGACAAGGTCAGAACCCTTCGCTAGGGTGCTTTTCAGCTGGTCACCACCAGCGTCGAGCTTACAAGCGCCCGCATGGGCATCATTCCTACCATCTGGAAAGAAACCAGCTCGACGCACTCGGTGACCGGTCATCACGAAGGATAAGGAGACTGGGTCTCCGCTTCCCTTACCCGGAAAGTTACCCTCACAGTAACAACTCGCTGCTTCGGCAGCACCCGCGACTGTGCACACGCTGGTTGGTTCGATTCCAACATCCTTCACGACGCTCTGTTTGCGACACTGACAACTGAAGACTCGGGGATTTACCGCCGGTCGGTTCCGGCACTTGAATACGGATCAAGCTATCCAACAGCGGCACTCGGCGCCTTCAAAACACGCCACCAGTCGATTGTTTACAAGCCCGAGGTTCGACTCCTCAAATCCCCACCGAGACCGTCACCGCATACGCGCTCACACGCAAGCTCAATTGGTAGAGCAACGGCCTTATAAGCCGTAGGATTCGGTTCAAATCCGAAGCTACACAACACAGCGCGTATCACTCGACGGTTTCACTATGACCCCGAAGTCCAAGCGACACTGCATTGCAGTCTAGCCCACACGGAGGGGTCAACCCTTTTTCGGAGAAGTGTCATGCGTACCAGCGATCCCAAGCCGTACACGGCACCGCACGAACGCATCGCAGCGCACAAGCAGTGGAACATCGAGTACAACGCACACGTCGCGGCGCTCGAAGCGGAGTACGGTGTTCCGTACGAGAAGCTGCCGATGGCGTTGAAGCACGGGGCGCCGAAGCATCCACGCCGGACGAAGGCTCGCCGTTTCGACTACCGCGTGTATGACCGCACGTGGCGCATCCGCTCGCTCATCGAGCAGCGTCGTCGCGGTGTCGAGCGCAATGGCTGGCGCACTGAGCGTCGTACGTTCCTCGCCGACGTCGAGCGGTTCCGCCGCGCCGAGGTCGAGGTCCGCAAGCAGCGCGCTGTGAAGAAGGGCCGTGGCAAGCCGCTACCGAAGAACCACTTCGCGTCGCGGCGTAATGCCGTCGAGAAGCGTGAGTTCCGCGAGAAGAGCTGGTGAAGCGCGGAACCCGGCGGTGGCGACGCTTTCTGCGTCGCGAACCACACAACGCGAGCTGGTGCGACTCGATGTGCGATGCGCACAGCGGCCGTGGTGATCGTCGACACGCACGCGCACGCGGTGATCGTATAACGGATCACGAAATCGCATCTGGCATCGAAGTCCACGCGATCGAGCACGTCGACACCGTCATCGCGTGTATCGTACCGGCGTGTTGATTCAAGGTGGAATCGTCCTCTGCAAGTGCGGCGAGAACGCTGCACGCTACATCAACGAGCGTGGCGAGCTGTGCTGCGGGATCTGCCCGATCAAGCAGGGTCTTGATGCGATCAAGCTCGACGACGTGCCGCAGCTGCTCGGTTGGGCGCGTATCACGCTGGAGTACCTGCACGGGCAGCACGTACCGGCGGGCGATTCGATCCGGAAGATGCTCGGTGAACGTGCTGCTGTCGTGTGCACGGATCTCGAATGCAACAAGAAGTGCAACTGTCACAACCGAGGCTGGGGCGGTCACAGTGAATCGATGTGCGTGCACTTGACGGCTGCGTTGTAGCTCTTGACTCGTGGTAGCGTCGCGCGCATGGACGAGCCCACCGTCAGCATCAAGTACTCCGACTACAACAAGCTCCGTGAAGATCTGCGAACCGTGCAGAACCAGAACTACGAGCTGGAAAAGAAGCTCGCAGCGGCGGCACTCGGTGACGACACCGTCGCGAAGCTGCTCCACAGCGCGTTCCACTCCGCGATCAAGGTCGTGCAGTTCGCCGTCGGCAACCTGGAACCCTCGACGGTGGCAGGCTGGCCGCACGCCGCACTCGTCGAGATCGCTGACGCGATCGAGAAGATCCCGGGCATCGATCAGCACGTCGCGGAGATGCCGCCCGAGCTGAAGCACTTCGCGGCGCTCGCGGCGAGCCTCGAAGAGATGCGCAAGGAGCGCGACAAGAACAAGGTCGTCACGATGGCGACGGCGGCTGACTTCGGTCCGAAGACACCCGAGGCACAGGCAGTTCACGACGCGTACGATGCGAAGCGCAACGCACAGAACGAAGAGTCGAAGCTGTCCGACGCCGAGTCAACCACGTTGACGTAGACGTAGGCGTTGACAGCGAAAACGCAGTTCGGTACACGTAGAGGGTCGGCGGGCGTTGTAGCTCCAGCGTCCGTAGCTCTCTGCTCGACAAAGTCCCCATCAGGAAGACGGTCCCCTAGCCGCCCTGATGGGGCCACACAGCTTTCCTAGAGCTTCTGGGTGATGCCGGTCGCGAGCAACGTGAGCTTGCACAACGGACACACCGAGCCCCAGCTCGACATGATGCCGAGGTCGGACAGCGCCGTGCGTGGTGCAGCATCGTAGCGAACGCCGTTGGTGGGATGGTCAATGAACTGTCGCGCACACCGAACGCAGACATCGAGCGCGTACTGCACGCTGAGCTGGTGCGCGAGCAGATAATTGCCGATGATGCCTGCAGCTGCGATCGCGTCGACGACGTCACCGAGCACGACACCGTCGGGGAACATGTGATCCCGGCGGTGACCGTGCACGCGCTGATCAGCAAATGCGACACTCATCGCGCTCACGAGAGCGTCCCGTCATCGTCGGGGTCCGGATCCAGGCGCATCGGCGTAGGTGTTGACTCGCGCCGGTAGAGCGTTTTCGACGGCCGATCGATCAGCGGCGTCGATGCGTCGATCGATGGGCCTTCGGGACGCACGCTCAGCGGTGCGTCGAGCACCGTCGCGGCGGGCTGTTGCTGCTGCCACTGCTTCCACTCGATGTCGTTGAGCTGGCGCCCGCTCGCGAACTGTTCGATGAACGGCGCGTTGGTCTGCGCAGCGGTGTCGCCCGGACCGGGAAAGTTCACGGCTGCGTTCGGATCGCCGGTCTGCGCGATCAGGTACGCATCGTACGCGCGTGCAGCGGCCTCGGCGGTGTCGTAGACGCCCAAGCGCTGACGTCGGCCACCGACGTACGCGACAGCTTCCCAGCGCTTGCCGTACGCGTAGACGCCCTTGTAACCGCTGCGCGAGGCGCGCGGACCCTGCGTGACCGTGGGTCCGGCGGCGACGGTCTGTGGCCCGCGTTTACTTGCGATCAGGTACTGCCGTAGATACTCAGCTACGCCCGTATATAGATGGCTTGCATCGTCGCCGTACTCGGCGAGAATGTCATCTGGTAGTGAAATCACTACCTTGGACTCTTTCCACGGACGCTTCGCCACATCTACGTCGTAGCGTGATCCGTTCGATCTCGTCAATGATCGAGCGCGATCGTGCGTAATTGGTTTGCGATCCCACCCCGTTTGCACGGTTTTAGAAAGGGGTCTAGGTGCCGATCCCGGGTCATTCGAATTGGTATAGCCACTGAACCACGAATGATCTTCCGAAGATAACGTAGGGGGATTCTCCTCCTAGTTCCAAGAGAGTCTTTGTAAATTTGCTATAGATATAGATAGCAAATCTACGGGCACTAAGCAGGAACTGGGCAGGAGGAACCAACTGATTTAGTAGTGTCAACTACTAAATGTATCAGTAACTCTGCGTAGTCTCGTCGCACTCCAGAACGTAGGCTTGCCTACATTCGAGCGGCTTGACGAGAAATCAACTATTTACGTCGCGTCTACGCGTAGCCGTCGCGTGCGAGGGCGTTCGCGAACTCATTCGCGCCCGCGATCAGGGCCGCTTCGAACGCCGCCAGGAGGTCATCGTCGATTCCCTTCACCGGCATGCGCCCAGCGGCCACCACGAAGCGCCAGACGCGTTCCACGCCCCCCGCCTGCTCGCGCGTCACAGCGGCCTCGTCGACCTCGGCCAGTGTACCCAGCACCGCATCGTGGGCGTAACTGCCGCTGTACCGGCCCGTGCCAGCGTCGATCTCCTTCTCGGTGCCGCCAGCGAACTTCTCCGCGAGGTTCGCGGCGTACCAGGCAGCGCGTGCGGCGCGCATGGACCGTGAAACCGCCTCACCCTGGTAGCGCTCGGCGTCGTAGTAGCTGTCGCCACTCCCGTCGCAGCGCTCCTTCCACGCACGCCCCCACCAGTCTTGACGCTGCAGGAACACGCCGTCGTCGACGATCCGCGTGAGCTTCTGCTTCGCCTCCTTCGCCTTCCAGTACGCGTCGGAGATCACCGCGCCGAGTTCAAGGCCCTCGGGTCCGAACCGCGCGATACGCGGGATACCGGCGAGCCCAGCTGCTGCTTCGGTCGCGAGCGCGATCGCCGCGTCTTGACCTTCGGGCGGCGTGCGCCGTGGACGCTTCTCGTTCAAGAAGTTCGCGAGACCTGCGATCGTACCGATTGCCGGTCGCGGATCGTCCCAGACGTCACCCGTCAGCGGCGAACGATACTTCGACATGTCCGTATCATGCGCTCCGCGCATGGCCCTGTCGAGCCTCCGTAGGCGAACCTGATCGCTCGCGCGATCGATGATAGATTCTCAGGATGCTGATCGCGAACTTCGGCGCCATCAACCCGGCGATGATGGCGACCGTCAACACGGCGATGTTCAGGCCAGGTGGTGCGCAGCCGCTGGTCTCGACCGGTGCAGCACCGGGCTACAGCATCAAGCAGCACACGCTCTACCAAGTCTGGCGCGAGCAGCTGCCGCCCGACTTCGGTTGGTTCAGCGAGATGGGTGTCACTCCGGTCACGATGACTGGCGGCACGACCGATCAAGCTGTCATCTCTGCACGCGCCGACGCGTGGCGCGACAAAGTCCGCGCTGCCGCCGCGTCGCTGCCTGAGTGTCCTCCAGGCTCCGTCACCGATGGCGGTTCGAGCTGCTACTACGGCCGCGCGGGCATGGGCGCATATCAAGAGATGGCTGACGGCGCGATTCAGCTGATGGCGCCGGGCACGTTCCACGTCTACGGCGTGACGTTCACGGTCAACGATCTGCAGAACGGTCGGTTCACGAAGGCGTTCAAGCCGGACGCGACGCAGCGCAAGCGCATCGAGTGGGCTGTCATCAAGCGTTCGATCGGACGGTTCTTCGGCGATCGCGCAGGTCGCTACAGCGGCGCACCGCCGGTCATCGGCGACGGCATGATCAAAGATGCGATCATGAAAGAGGTCCAGGCGGGCCGAAAGAAGTCCGGTTGGGATCCGTCTGTCGACGAGATCCTCGCGATCGTCCCGGACATGGCGCTCTACTGGGTCAACTTCGATCGCAATCCGATCCAGCCGACGCCGACCGAGCGCACGCAGCCTGGCGGCTGGGTCTCGTGGATCCGCAAGGGCGGCTATCCGCTCTCGCGCGCGATTCTCCAGAGCAAGGTCTCGGTCAGCGACGGCGCACTCGGCATCGAGTTCTGCTCGTCGATCCTCTGTCGTTGTCCGACGTCGATGGGCAAGGAGCCCGGCACCGGCCGCGCGATGAAGATCGGCGGTTTCCCGTCGTGTGTGCCGATGGGCTTCACGAAGAACGGCGTCGGGCAAGAAGAAGGATCCGGATCGTTCTTCCCGTTCGTATCTGTCCATCAGGGCATCAATGATCCCGTCTTCGAGGTGACCCTCATCCACGACGACCCGTCGTGGATCGAGAAGATCGGGATGGCGGGCCGCGACTGGATGATGAAGATCGTCGACACGGCGTGCTCGAACGAGAGCATCAACACGAACGCACAAGCGAAGATCATGTGCGCCGCATGGGGCGTCGGAAAGGTTCTGCAGGCGAAAGAGAACCTGCCGAGCGCGAACCTGATGCCAGCGCCCGAAGCGCCGATCGTCCCACCGACGATGGATCAGTCACTTCCTGCGTCGCCGAACACACAAACGCGCCGCTACGCGGGTTGTGTCGCGCGCTTCAATACGTCGCGCAAGAGGTTCGTGATCTACTGCCCGACGGTATTCGCTGGCTGGGGAGGCAATTTCGGCTCGGCCGATGCCGTCACGCCGCCACCGCCGATCGGCTTCATGCGTACGACGGAACTCGACGTTCTGCCGAATGAAGGCGAACAGGTCGTCGGCCAGGAGCGCGACAACTTTTTCCGGCTCGACAACCCATGGATGTGGGCCGCGATCGCCGGAGCAACAGCTGTTGCGGGGGGCGGCGGGTACGCGTTGTACCGTCGCAAGCGCGCTGCGTAGCTACTGCACGTCGCGCTTGAACAAGCCCTGCGTGTACATCTTCACGTCGCTGAAGCTCACGTTGCGCTCGGCGAGCTGGTGAAAGCACGTGATGCAGACGCGCCGAATGATATTGTCGCGATCGTAGTGTGCCGTCGTCGCGCTCTTGATCGCACAGCACAGGCAGAGCCCGGTCAGCCCGTGGCGGTCGGCGATCTCTTCGGCGATACCGAACTCGTCCGCGATCGCAGCCGCCTGAATCGCCGCGACGATGTCATCTACCAGAATGCCGTCACGGATCGCACGACCGTTCGCGTCGTAGAGCAGCGCCACACCCGAACAGTACTACGTCTCGGGCTTAGGAATCGGCACCTCGACGGGTGTCTTCTCGTCGTCGGTTTCCGGCGTCCGAATCACGTCGCGCGTCGTCGTCCGGCCGACTGGTAGTTCATCGAGTGGAATCCGAACGAGCGGTGCTGACCAGTCTTCGTTCGTGTTGAGCGGCACACGTACGGGCGTCACGTCGTCGTCGTTGATGAACGGCGGAATGATCAGGTGCAGTTTGCGCTCCGGGTGTTCCGCAACATCGACGAGGATCAACAGGTCACGTCCAGCCTTCGGACGTAGACCCGGCAGCTCGCCGATCTGGCGCAACTGGACAATCTCGGCCCAAATGTCGATGAGCGTCTCGCGATTGATCGTCGTGCTCGCGTATGCCAGAAACCGCCCTGTCGGACGAAAGTACGCGAGATGCACCAGGTACGACATTCGCTCAACCGTAGCGAGCGGATGCCCGCCGGTCAGCTCTTCTTCTTGCGCTTCTTCTTCGACTTCGCGGCCGGACCATCTGGCATTGTCGTCGCTGCTGACGCAGCCTCGGCACCTTCAGGGATCGGTGTCGCCTCGACTTCATCGAACGAGATTTCGACCTCATCATCGTCATCGATTGCCTTCGCGTAGCCGACCACGACGGCTGGCCCCAAAGCCGCGCTGAGGATCGGCTCGGACACGGGCTCGGACTGCGTGGCCGGTGGGATCGTGACCGTCGCGAACGACGTGGGCACAGGTGCTGGCGGTGGCGACGGCAACGGCAACGGCGACGGAACTGGTCGCGGAATCGGCCGTGGCGGTGCCATGGCCTCGACCGCAGCGGTCAGGTCGTCGACGGTCATCTTGCAGTAGCGCGCGACCTCTTCGAGCACTGCACCGTCGATCGTCGCGCTCACGCCGTCGTGCGACAGCTGCCACATCTTCAAGATCTTCCCGAGCGTCACGGGCGCGCCCGCAAACCTCAGGTTGCGGCTCTGGACGTACGCGGCTAGCGCGGCTGTCTGCATGCCGCAACCGTAACACGATCCCTGGATCGCTCGCGCGATCGATGGTTTACTAGGCTCCATGTTCATCGCGACGTCGTCCGGCGCGTTCGGTCGTGCCCAGTTCGGCCAGGTCACGGCTACGTCTGCTGAAGAGGCGCAAGTTCCACGTCTCACCAACGCAGTGAGTACACTCACGCAAGCCGAGACCCAGCTCCGCACGACGTTCGCGAAGCTGATCCCCGATCTGACGACGCTGCAGGTCGCGGGCAAGGATATTCCCGCGCCGCTGCTCGACCTGCTGCAGCGCTACAACGCGGCCGTCGGCAGCCTCATGGAGGCATCGCAGATCTGGCTACAGGCACGCGCGCAGACGCCTGCCAGTGACCTGCCCGATCCGAACTCGCAGGCGATCGCCGTCCCGACATTCGATCTGCCAGCACCGAGCGGGTTCGGATGGTTCGGCGGCGTCGCAGCCAGCGCGGTCAAGGTCCGGCACGGCATCGTCGGCAAGGAGATCACGACGTCGCTCTCAGGCTACATGAACAGCCCATTCGCCGGTTACTTCACGGGCGGTCAGCTCGGGCTCGGTCCACTCGGCATCGTGGTCGCCATCCTGCTCGGACTCGCGATCGTTGGCGCGACGATCATCCTGACCGCGAAGCTCACACAGACCAGTGACACAGCTGCCGCGAATCAAGCGATCACCGAGCAGGCACGCACGCGTGTCGAAGAGGTCAAGAGCGATCGCGATCTGTTCGTGTCGACGCGCGACTCGTGCATGGGCAACTCGACGGATCAGACCGTGCGTCTGCAGTGCATCGCTGCTGCCAAGGACGTGCTCAAGGCCGCGAAGGAGGGTCGACCGCAAATCCAACGGCCGATCTCGCCGATCGTGATCAGTACGGTTGCGGTGCTCAGTGTACTCGCTGTCGCGGGTGGCGTCGGCTATGTGATTTACCGCAAGCACCGGAACGGTTCGTTGCTGCCACCGGCACATGCCCGTTCACGTGCACGTAGCGGCTACGACGTGGACGTTGACGACACGGAGTCCTGATGCTCGTCGTCTCTGGTGCCAACGCGCTGGGCGGTTTCGGCGCAGCGATGCCCGAGCTGACGACGCTCAAGAAGCGCGTCGATCAGTGCGTCAAGTCGTTCCCGATCGTGAGCGCGACTGACAGCGGCGCGAGTCAGGCGCTCACGTGCGCGATGTTCGTCGGTGGCCAGAACGGTGAAGAAGGTATTCGCGCCTTCGAGAAGGTCACGCTGCTCGAAGCCGTCGACAACGCGCTGCTGTTCAACATCGCACAGACCCTCATCACGAACTGGCGCAACACCGATCTCGGTCCGGCGGTCAGCTCGACCGAAGTCAACGTTCGGCGTATCGCAGCGCAGAAGCTCGGTGAAGCGAGTGTCTTCGACGTTGTGTCACCGACACTCGCGGTGCAGGCATTGTCGTCTGCTGGCCGTGTCGAATCGAACGACAAGGTCAAGCTCGCCATCGTGCAGAGCCTGCACGTGCTGCTCAAGAACCGCGACATTCCACCGAGCGTCCGCACCGAAGCGATCACGACGCTCAAGATCTTTGCCGATCCGTTCACCCAAAACGACGTCTTCGTGCTCAACGCCGCGAACGGTGCCTTGAAAGATCTCGCCCCGAAGATCAACATCGGCCCAGTCACGACCACGCCGGTTCCGTCTGCAGTCTCGAAGTACAAGATCCCGCTGATCGCCGCCGGGATCACGGCTGCTGTGGCGACGACTGGGCTCGTGCTGTTCTTTCGACACCAGCACGCGACCGGGCTCAGCGCTGCAGGGCCTTTGCGGCGCCGAGCAGAAGCAGCACTGCGACGACGAAGAGCCCGATGATCACTGGCACAGTCGCGCGCGTTTCCGCAACCAGCGGACCTGCGCCGCTGCCGTACCGCGCGCAGCTTGCTTGTCAGACTCGAACGCGCCGCCGTCTTTGCCGCCCTGAACCTTGCCGCCGATGACGGTCTTGACGACGTACTCGCCCCACTCGTAGTTGCGGTAGATGCGCACGGCGCAGCTCGCACCGACGCGTGTTTCGTGGATCTTCTTGAGCGCCATGAGGTCGAAACTACCACGATCCCTTGCGCGATCGGGTCAGGTTCGGGACTAGCGACGGCGCCGTTTCGTGCGTCGCGCCGTCAGATCTTTGCCTGGATACGGATCATCGGTCCACGGCGAGAGCTTGACGCTCGTGCAGCTGACGCGATTGCCCTTGTCGGTGAGTCGCAGCGTCTTGCCGTAGCGCTGACCGCCGACTTCCAGTTTGCCCTCGCGGACCAGCGCACGCTCAGCCGCGTTGATCTGCTTGGGCGTGAAGCCCTGTTTCCGTACGACATGACGCACACCGCTCGAAAGTGTGGGCGTCGCGTTGTTACGCTCGCGCCAGCCTGTCGACCAGAAGCGCGTAGCGCACAGAAGGGTCGTCTTTGCGCTGGCCTTGCGACGGGGTGGCATAGGCCAAGTTTACCAGATCGCGCGAGCGATCGTGTTAGCTTGAGGTCATGAAGCTCATCGTCGCACTCGCGCTCGTCTTCGGTCTCAGCGTCACGCAGCCCAGTTGCCCCGGACCGGGTCCGGGACCTGTCGTCATCGGCGCCGTCGTCGACTGCACCGTCCAGAACCGTGACCAGATCACGTCGCTGATTGCCGAGTTTCAGACGCTGCTCCACGGGCAGATGCCGGACTGGGCTGCGATCTACCAGCGCGCGAAGAACGCGGGCAAGGCGATCGGCGGTTGCGCGCTCGCCGAGATCGTCCAGAGCTACCTCGGCAACCGCACGGCACCGCCGCCCCAGGCCGACAGCTGGAACGCGTACAACGCTCTGGAGAGGTTCAGGCGCGAGGAAGCGGGCAACGCGACGTTCAAGACCTCGGCAGGCGACATCTAGTCATGCAAATCGGCAAGCTCGGACGCTCGCAGCTCTCGCCGCGTGAGTTGCGCACGCCGTGGTTCGCGCGCTACGCCGCGACCGAATCGACGCCGGGCTACACGGCGCCGCCGCCGATCGACGACTGGACCGGCCCGACGTCCGACTACACGTTCCTCGGCAATGATCGCGTCGGCAACTGCACGCGGGCATCCTACGGTCACGTCGTGCAGCAGCGTTGTGCACTGCTCGGCGTGAAGTGCGAGCTGCAAGCCGACGACGTCAACAAGTCGTACAAGGACGGCACGGGCTGGGATGGTGTCCCCGGGTCGTCGAGCGATCGCGGCGACATGATCGTCAACGCGCTCACGCAGCTGCGCAAGGTCGGGTTCCGCGACGGTCAGTACAAGCTCCGTGGCTTTGGCCGCGTCAATCACAACGACACACTGGAGATGCGCGCGGCACTGCGCTTGTTCGGCTCGGTGATCGTCGGCGCGAGCTTGCCAGCGTCGATCAGTCGACAAAACACGATCTGGGATGTCAGTCCCGTCGGACAGCGCAAGCCTGATGAAGCGCCGGGCTCGGCCGGTGGCCATGCGTTCATCCTAACGAAGCATCAGCGCGGGCGCTGGGCAGGTATGCCGTGGATCCACAAGACGGATATCACGTACGCGTGGGATGACCTCTACATCGAGGAGGCCTGGTTCGTCGTCGATGACCTGTGGATTACGCACATGCGCAACGCTCCGAACGGGTTCGACCTCGAACGGTTCGAGCACGATGTCGCGCTGATCGCTGCCTGAACATGTTCGAGCTAGAAGGATGGCGCGACATCACACCCGCCATGCGGAAGCGGGTAGGGCGCGTGCTACGCGATTGGCGGCAACACCACCGGCCGTTTGAGGACACCGAATACTGGGCTGCGCGATTTTTGCCGTTCGACGACGTGTTTGCACACACGCGAGGAACACAACCCGTTCGACTGTGGCGTAGCGAGCGCACCGACATCGACAACCGCTACACGACGCGGTTCACGTCATGGGCACGCAGTGCAGCCGCGATTCACAGCTTCGGTTGGGGCACGCGCCGCATGGTCACGGCAGTCTTCGAGCCTGACGACATCTTGGTCGACTTCGTGAACCTGGATCTCGACCCCGAGCAGATGCAAGAGGTCATCGTCCGACCGGGCGACTACCAGATCTGGCCGTGGCGGGAGATCTGGGACCGCAACGGCCACTTCAATCTGTATGAGCAGCCTGAGCGTGCTCGCGCTGCGGGCTATACGCTTGGTCGACAGCGCTAGGTAACACGCTCGAAGCGCTGGACGAGCGTCTCGCCGACCAGTGCCTTGCCCGTGAACGCGGCCAGTGCGCGCGTCCACACCGTCGCGTACTCGTCTTCGGCGTCACGGTAGTGCACGAGCGGTTCAAGGTCAGGCTCGTTCAAGCCGACCGCGACGACGAGGTACACACCGCCGTCCATCTTGTAGTGCTTGTACGTCTGCCCCGGCAGCACGCCGCAGTCACGGAGCTTCGCGAGCGCTTCGACGACATCCTTGAAACTCATGACGGTCCTTCCCCGAGCTTCACCATCTCGGCGATCAGCCATGCGCCACAGGCCTCTTCGCTCGGTGGCTCGACGTTCTGCCGGAACCGCGACAGCGGCTGGTCGTGCGCTGCGAGCCACATCTCGTCGGGCCCAAGGCCACCACGCGACACGAGCACTTCGAGCGTTTGACTGTGGTTGCTCTCGGCACGCTCGCGGAACGTCTCCGCGAAGCTCCACGGGACATCGCGCGGCCATCGCGCAGTGACCTCGCGCGGGCACCGACTCTGGCCTCGGATGACGGGGAAACGCTTCACGGCCCGGCGATCGTATCAAGATCGTCGAGCAGACGGTATGCGAACTCGTATTCCCCGGCCGACCACGCTGCCTCGAACGCCGCGCGCAAGTTCGCGTTCAGGTCCGTGGGCAGCGCCTTGCCTTTGAGCGCGTCTTTCACGCGCCAATAGAACATGTGCCCGATAATCTCGTCGGTCGGTTTTCCCGCGTACGCGAGCAGACCGCCGATGCGATTGAGTGTCCCACTCGCAGAGCCGTCAGCGGCACCGATCACCGGGTTGCTCGTCGCGAACTTGCGAATGAACTCGGTCGCGCACTTCGCCGCTTCGCCGAGCCCGCTCCAGCTGAGCTGCGTACTTGCACCTTTGGGTGTACTCGCCGCACGATTGCACGCTTCGACGGTCCTGGAGCCCAAATATCCCGCGTACCAGTAGAGCCGCGTCAGCGGATGTTCGTCGGGTTGCCCGAAGTCTTCCGGTGGATCGGGCACGCGTCCTTCGACGAACGCGGTGATGTAATCACACACGAACGACACATGGTCACGCGCGTTGGTGATCTCGGGCGAGTCCGCATTCAGTACAGGCATCGCCCAGTGCAGCAGCTCACACGCCAGCGCAGCGGCGTTCATCGCGTCGTGCCAGGCCCACCGGAGCGCCATGTGCTCGATGGACAGCTCGACACGACGTTCCTGGATACGCACGACACCGTGCGGGTTGCGAATGCCGTGCAGTGCCATCTACTTCGCGGTCTCGCGGTTCTTGATCGCGTACAAGACAACCGGTTGGATGTCCATGCCCGGCTGCACGACGCAGATGAAGTCCTCGTATGCTTCGACGTCCTCGACCTGACCGAACTCGTCGACCACCATCGGACGAATCGCGCGTGCCGGGATCTGTGCGACCTCGGGGTTCTGCGGAACGAACTCGACGAGCGCGAAGCATGCAAGCCCGAGCACGCGCTGCGGATCCTTGCCGTCCTGGAACACGGCGCGCCAGCCCTCAGCAGGGATGATCTGCGCGATCACGTACTCCGCGCCCTCGTCGTCACCTTCGCCCATTCCGAATAGATCCTGCTTCGCGTCTTGCTTGGCCATATAGTCTCGCTTTGTAGCTCGGGGTGGACCCGAACTCAAGCCTTAGCGCTTCGCGACTGTGATGTAGCTCTGCTTGATCTCTACGGCAACGGTCTTGACGCCGGGCCCACGCGTGGTCTGTACGACGCGTTGCTTGGGACCTTCCATGTAGACCTCGCCGCTGCTGTTCATGTCGTTCATGAACTGTCGATCGGCCGCTAGAATCGTCGCGCACGCCGGACAGACGTGGAACGTGCCCTCGCTCGTGTTCACACGCCACAGTTCTTCTTCCATCGCCGAGCACCGCATGCAGCAGAACTCGCCGTTGGGGTCGATGTAGCGCCGGATCAACTCGCGCGCGAGCTTGTGGTCACAGGCAAGCCACGCTGCCTGTGCTGCAGCCAGCACGTCCATGAACCCGGTGCCGTCGGGCAGCGCGTCAGGCTCACGATGCACGGTAGCGCTCCCAGTTCACGGGCAGTATGCAGTTCTGCGGTGCACGCGCGAACATCGGACCGATCTGAGCATCCTGGTAGCCAGCAAGCCCGCAGCCTACGCGGGTCACCTCGTATGTCAGCTCGGGCGTGTCGCGCGCGAAGTCGAGGAACACCTCGACGCTGGCCTTGATGTCATCGAGCGTTCTGGGACGCAGCTCGCGATCTTTCGTCGCGATGCCGTACGCGTTGCCCATCAGGCCCTCGGCAACGCCGTAGACGGCGCCGTGCTTGCGCCGTGCTTCGAGCGCAGCACCCGCACCGTGGCGTCCCGCGAGGTTGGATCCGAAGACGAAGATTTTCAATCAACACCTCCGGCTATCTTGATAGCGCATGCACGTTGGACAGCGAGCGCGTTTCGCTTGTTCTTGTACAACACTGTCTGTGCAAGATAGCGTTTGCGGCCCCGCAAACTTTGCAAGTTGTCCCCGGTCCACTCGATGCCGTCGGCAGCTAACGCTAAGGTTGCAACCTGCGCACTATAGTGCGGACCTTCACGACGAATGTTGCACACAGTTTCAATGATCTGTGCGGACATCTTGAACCACTCGCCATGCAACCGTTCAGCTGCGAACAGCTCATGGAAATGTTTTTCTACGTACGTGTACCCTGCGACGTCGGCGATCAACATCAAGTGATGCGCATTCTGATTTTGTAGTTCGTAGACGCGCTGTTCCAGGTTACGTGTCTTGCCGATTTTGACACGCTGTAGATCACCGGTTGCGACGAAATACACACGGTCCGCGTTCACGGCGTCGCGCTCTTCATGAGTTCGTCGTACTTGAACTTGTCGCCGAGCGCGTCCTTGATCGTCGTCATCTCTTCGGACAATCGCAGCAGCAGTTGGTTGTACAGGTACACGTAGCGCGGCACCGCCACACGACCCTCGACGAACTGCTTGCCCAGATCTGTGATCTTGTAGCGGCCGACGCGGTCACTACCATCGTCGCGATCACCGGCCGCACGTTCGAGCAAGCCCCAGTAGCGGAGCTTGACGACGTCGCCGCCTGCGATCGAGCTGTCGCGCTTGACCTTCACCAAGAACGCCGCGACGTGCAGCCAGTCGGCGCGCGGGTGCGTCTTGAAGTACTGGTAGATCAGCACGAGCGCGAGCGCCATCGTCGAGTTCAGCTTGCGCTTGTAGACTTTCGCAAACTGTCCGCAACACGGACACGTGACGCCGTCGCGCAGGTTCGTTTGCACGAACGCCTTGGCGCTTTCGAGTTCTGTGCCCTGAAAGCTCGTCGGGATCGGTCCGTCTTCGTCGTCGTCGGTGTCCATGGTTACCTCGTCGTGTAGCGCCAACCCTCGATCGCGATCAGCACGGTCGACGGCGATTCGTCTTCTAGCTGTTGCCGCGTCATCAGGACTTCGAGCAGTGTGTACCCAGGGAACCACCAGAAGCATGGCATCGCATCAACGGTGAGTGCCCACAGCTTGCCGTCGTGCAGGATGCGATTCTCGCCGATGTTGGTGAATCGAATGCGTGTCGCCTTGAGCATCTTCGGAATCACGCGTGCCCACACTGTTGTGACGAGCCACGTCTCGCCGCCGTGCGGCTTCACTTCCCAGCGATTCTCTTCGCCGATCAGTCCTCGGGTGTCGATAGCCTCGGCGAGGCTGAGCGAGTGCAGGTTCCGTGGATCGAACTGCCCACCCGGTGCGAGCGCGCGTAGCAGCGCGAACGGCACGGAGAACGGCGATACGCGACCGGGTCGCGCGCGATCGACGAGCCTGCGATCGGCTGGTCGTTCGCCGTAGAGTGCCTGCACCGCGAAGTCGCGGAGCGCATCGACGGACTTCCACGGCCCGACGGCCGACTGCAGTACAGCTTCAGCGGCTTCGAGAAACTTCTGATCGTCGAGCGTCCGCGTGACCAACGTCGTCGTGTCGAGCCCGAAGAAGTCACGGATGAAGTGAAACAGCTCGGTGACGACCTCTTGACGCTGTTCGATCGTCTCGTTCGTGCGCGCGACCCTCACGGTTCGCTCACTGCGATCTTCGCACCTGTCACGAGTGCCTGCATGACCATGTTGCGCAGGTCGGGCCGACAGTTCTCGCACGTCAAACCGTGGCGCCAGTCCAGTTTCTCGTCGGTGATCGTCGCATCGAGCAGGTCGTGCGCCGTCTTCGTGCGTAGGAACAGATCAACACGATCGGGCGCATCGAAGCTGTCACGAGCCTGAAAGTGCACACCGAAGCACAGCTCGACGCAGAACACGCGCGAGCAGACCGGGCACTCGATCGCCTCGTTCGCCTCGCCACAGAGCGCGCAGAGTGGTTCGAGGATGACACCTTGGCCGTTCGCCAGCTCGCCGATGACACGATGGGGCTGGTGCGGGTTCACGATGCAACTCCAGGCGCCAGCAGACGTCGCAGCTCGTTCGGGTTGATCCTGTGAATCGGGCGCCGCAGCTTGTCCGCGTAGTTCACCGTGCCTGCCGTTCCGCCCTGTGAACCGTCGAAGCACGCGATCAGATCGCTGCAGTGATCGACCATCCACTCGTTGCGGGCCTGCATCTTCCACCGCTCGTACGAACCCGGCGTCACCATCACGACCTCGTACGCGAGCTTGAGCAGCTTCTGGTAGTACGCCCGCGCCTCCGGGGGCCACTGGCTATCCTGGCCTTCGCACGGCACCGCTGCGATGAACGGGATGCCCATGTCGACGCAGACATCGGCCAGATCCTGGTCGAATCCGAGCGCCATGCCGCTGATCACGTGGATCGGCTGCAGTGCGAGCAGCTTGGTGCGCGTCTGTGCCTTCACCCAAGCGCGCAACGGGTTCAGCTTGTGATGCCCCGAATAGTCGCCGATCCAGAGCTTGTCGGGTCGATGTCCTGTACCTGCGACGATGCTCATGCTTCTCCCCTAGGTGCGTACAGCGCATCGGCCATGTCATCACGGTCGATGATGCGCAAGAACAGCTCAGCGGCGAACCGCGACTCACGAGCATCACAAGCAGCTTCGAGTGCGAGCCGCTCGTCTTCGTTGACGACGGTCGAGAACTTGAGCGACACCCACTCGGGCGGGTGATTGAACTGGATCTGCGCTTCACGTGCGCGCAGGTCAACCGCGAGCGCAAACTTGCCCCACTCGTTGTGGACGAACCGGTTCAGGTCACGGATGACATCGCTCGACCACCAGTCGACTTGGTTGCCGTTCGCACAGCGCCAGCTGAACCATCGCTCGCCGCCGCTCATGCTGCAGCTCGCTGTCGCCATGCGGTTAGCACAGCTTCGAGCGCCGAGAGTACGTTGTCGGCCGTTGCGTCACCGCGAACGCCGACATCGATCAGCTCGTAGAGCTTGTCGATCGTCCGCTCGTCGAATGCGCCATCCGGTGGCGCCTGCCCGGTCTGCGATGGGTAGCCCATGACCGCTGAGTGCTTGTTGCACGCATAGCTGCAGAACACACTGACGTTGCCGTGTCCGCGTGACTCGTAGAGCAGCCAGCCCTCGGGCAACTTCCACGTGAAGCTCGTCTTGTTCCATGCCTCGCCGATGTACGCCGATGCGTTCACGGACCTTTTGCAACCGTTGCAAACGAGGTAGCCACGGACGTACGCGGGCATCAGCGCTTCCTCTTCTTGAGCTTGCGTACGCGGTCGAGCTTGAGTGTCGACGCCCGACGACGAATGACCGTCGCCGCGCTGTAACGGTTCGCAGCGAACGCGAGCGCCTTCGCGACTGGACAATCGAGGTAGACCTTGCATGCGCAGTTCGCGACCCAGATGATCGCGCCGCCGTCACTCTCCGGTGCTGGTCCAACGAACGCGAGCCCGGAGTCACCGTTGTCACGAACCCAACGACCGTCGTGCTCACGAAGACGTAGGATCGATCCGTGAACCGACGGTGGCCGACACTTTGGATGCGTCTTGCGTGGTACGCAGCGAGCCTTCACGCGAAGTAGTCCTTGTGCGCGAGCTTGTGCACCTCGTTGATGACCTCGCGATCCTCGGGCAGGTGCGTCGTTGCACGCTCGCAGGCAGTGTGAATCCCCCGCTGCAGCTCCTTGATCGCCTCGTACAGCGTCTTCACACCGCCGATCACACCGCTGACGGTGCGCTTCGTCGCGCGTGGCATGAACGGTCCGATGCCCGCGAGCACATCGTCGAGGAATTGCCGATCCGTGAGCGCTTGCTGGAACAGTGGTTCGTGCTCGGCGATCGCAGCCTTCAGTGTCCCGACCTCGGCGAGTAGTACACCGCGCTGGTTCAACGCCTCGCCGACCTCGGAGTCGAGCGGAACGCTCTGCGAGAGCTTGGCGACCATCTCCAGCAGCTCGTCGCGGCGTTTGCGACAAGGCATGTGCAGGTCGACGCCGACCGTACCGACCGTATACGGCTGCCAGATGTGCCCGCAGTTGTGGCAGAGGTGTTTGCGGTGCGAGATCGTGGTTGCCCACTCGTCCTGGTCGACGTGCTGTGCCTTGCACTCCGGGCAGTGGATCTCGACGGGCACGAATGCGTCGCGAGCCTGTTGAACGGCTTCACGCAGTCGGGTCAGTTCATAATCGACGTCACTCATGCTGCAGACTCCTGTACGGCAGGTTCTTCGTCGTCGGGTGGGAAGATGTTGTCGCCAGCGGATTCGATCGCTCCGTCGCATTCTTGTAGTAGGTCGACTTGCCCCGCGACGGACTCTTCGATCACGGTCATCGCGCGGCGCAACAGCGTGCACAGCTCCGTGACCTGTTCGTACGATTCCTTCTGTAACTCTTTCAGGCGTTGTTCCGGCGTCGGCAACGGCGCCGACACCACGACCGTGAAGTTCTTCTCGACGATCACGCTCGCGAACCGTGCTTCACGCGGTCCGTACAAGTTCAACTTGATCATCTCCTGCGCCGGGCGCGCGTACAGCTGAAGCACCTCGCGAGCTTCGCGAAGCAGTGATGCGTCGATCGTCATGTGAGAATTGCTCGGAGCTTCTCGGGAACGAGCAAAGGTGGCTCGTTGCCGATCCACGTCAAGTCGAAGATGCGGAGCTGTGCAGCGATCGCGACAACAGACTCGTCCTGCATACCGTTCGACACACGACCACCGCACATCCAGAACTCCTTACAGCACGGGATGATCGCCTTGTTCATTTCCATGCCGTGCTTGCGGTGTTCGGGGTTGAAGTCGTCGAGGACTTCCACGGTGATCAGCCAGTCGGCGACGACGGCAACGTCCGGGAAGTTGTCGTAGATCCACCGGACCCAACGTTTTGCACGCGCAATGTTGGCGGTAACACCTTCAGGTGTCGGTGCTCCAAGTGGATGCGCGAAGTAGATAACTCTCATGCGACGTTTCCTTCTGTGTTGCGCTTGCTGCGCTTGGGGGTGTTTTCCAAGCCAGCGGTCGGTGTGGGGTTCGATTCTTCGGTGACTTCCCAGAGCGTCTCGACGCCGCCGAACTCGCGATAGCACTCGTCATAGATCGCCTGCACGGCACGACCTGCAGGTGACAGGTCTGGCGCCGGGATACGAAAACGCCACGGGTAGCTCTCATCCGATACGGCGTATTCGGCGCTCTCGATCTTGTGCATCAGCTCCTCGTGCGACCACGACGGGATGCACAGCGGGTTGTAGACGCTCCAGAGCAAATCGAAGGCCTCGTCGCTGTAGAGGCAGTAGCCGCGAATCAGCAAGATCGTCGTCTTCAGGCACGCGCCGTGGCCGTTCTGTCCCGAGATCGCGGGCTTCGCCTCGCGGATCATCGTGTCGCGCGCGACGAGTACGCGACGCCAGCGTGGCCAGCCGTCAGCTTCGAGCGCTGTCTCTGTCGGACGGCCCGCATTCGGATCGATCGCGATCTGGCGCGTCTTCTGCGACGTCGCGAGCTTGATCAACCACGATGGCATCGAGGCGACGGGGGTGCTCGGGTTGCGCCACGCGTACTGCGCACCCGTCGGGTGAATGCTTGGCGCCGCGACGATCAGACCGCCCTCGGCGCGGATGTCGATCCCCGGCGCCATCTTGGTGCGGTTGCGGATCTTGTCCATCTCGAAGTCGTCGTCGACGATGAACAGGAAGTGCTCGCCGCCGCCTTCGCGGCCCGTAGTCTGGCGTAGCGTCTCGGGCAACGGCTCGTACATCTGTTCGAGCGCAGCGAGGCTCTCACGGCCGATCTCACCGTCGATGTCGATCGCGACCAAGCGCACGAGCCCCCCAGTTACGAGCCCGACATTGGCGCGGGGCCAGACCCGCCACCACTGTGCGACGAGCACGACGTCGTTCGACGCTGTCTCGCGCCAGTTCTTGATCATCGGATGCTTGCCGGGCGTGCCGCAGTCCGCACGCTTCCAGCAACCACACACAGGCTGCTCGCCGGTCTCGCGCACGTTGTACAGCGGGATCACGCGCCAGTTCCGGCGCGCGTACTCCACTGCAACCATGCCGAACGGCGAGAGCATGAGCTAGGCCGTTTTCTCCGTGATCGTCTGCTCGCCGCGACGGACACTCCAGTCGTCCGGATCCATGTCGACATGGAGTGCGACCGTGGGGTACTCGTGCTGGAACTTCTTGACCATCGCGTGGATGACCTTGCGCAGGCTCGGATGCACCGTCTTGCCTGAGCGCAGCTCCAACACGTAGAGCAGTGCTGGTAGCGCGTACGTCACCGAGCACGGCACGCGGAACCCGAGTGCGATGTAGTACTGGCGCATCACCTCGCGGCTCGGTTCACCGGCACCGAGCTTGATGATCGCGAAGCGCTGTTCGTCGATCAACGTCTCAGCCTCCGCACGCAGGTCACCAAGCTGTTCGAGGTACCACGGCTCGAAGCCCCAACTCTCGTCGAGCAGTGGCATGCGGCACACGCCGTTGCGGTGACGCTGGATGTCTCTGAACGAACCGAAGTCGAGCAGGAAGTCCCACGTGAACGAGCACAGGTCGCTCATGAAGTGCGGCAGCACGGCGCCCTTGGGGCGCGTCTTGAGCAGCTCGTTGTAGCGCGTACCGTCCTGCATGATCTCCGAGAGCGGCATCCCCGGGCGGTTCCACGCCGGGTACATCTTCACGCCACCCTCGTCGTGGAAGTGGTGATAACGACGATCAACGGAATACGTGAACTGCTTCGCGACGCGATGTTCCCAGTCCTGACGTACGTCGCGCGCGACCTCGTCCTTGTTGCTGACGCCACTGACCGATGCGAGGTTGAGCCCGAGCCCACTCGACGGATAGCGCTCCTTGAGCTGTCCGCGCAGTGCAACTGCAAGCTGCGAGATCTCGGGCGACGGGTGCGCGTAGAGCCCTGTCAGGTGATCGCCAGCCTGACGCAGGTTGGTGTGCCACGACAGCTGCGTCGTGATGCCTGCAGGCAGGAACCCGCGCAGGATGTCGAACGTACGGGCCTTGATGGCACCGTCGTACGCCGTCTGCTTCTCGGTCTCGCGCTTCGGGTACTTCGCGCGCAGGATCTCACCGACGATGTTCTGCTTGCCCGTGTAGAACGCCATCCAACGTTCGAGGATCAGACCCGATGCAGCCGTACCGAACGGATCGACGATGTCACGCTTGCTCATGTCGATGTAGCGCGTGCTGGTTTCCTGGCCGCTGTAGAGCGGCCAGTCCTGGACGGCCTTCGCGGCGAGCAGTGACACGTCCTCGATGAACATGGTCGTCGAGCCGCAGTCGGCGATGCTCTTGTGTGAGTACCCGACGTAGTACTTCTCCATGAACTTGCTCGAACCGGTGCTCCTGACCTTTTCGAGGTGAACGTCCACGGATTCAGCGCTGCGCGAATACAGCGCTTGAAGCATCGCCACGTCTTCAGGGTTGAGATCGTCGATAACACGAAGTTTCATGATTAGTCCTTCACGCACTGCCACGTGGCGCCATGGCTGATGAAACGGATGGTTGATTCAGACACCGCGAAGCGACGCGCCAGTGCGGCCTTCGAAGTGCCGTCGACGAGAGCAGCGCGAATCTGTTGAACGGCTTCTTCGGTCAGCTTGGCGCGACCGTTCAGCGTCCCACGACGCGGCGCTTTGTGAACACCGTTGGCGGCGCCGCGTGCCGCACGTTCAGGGTGTTTGCGTAGACCGTGAGCGTTCCCACGCGCGAGACGTTCCGGTGATTGCCGCGCCCAGTGGCCGTCTCCGCGAGGACGCGCTTCTGGACACGTCCGAGAGCCGCTACGGTCGCCTGTTGGCCCGCGGACATGATGTTTCAGAACGCGCTTGATGCCTACTGCTGAACCGGCAACGGTAGCTGCTACCGCGTCCTTAGCCGCGTCACGAAACGCGCGCTGCACGACGAGATCACGTGGCGGCAACATGTTCATGATGCGCGGTCGCCGTTGCACATCCGGTGATGCAGGCGTGACTGATCCAGGTTGTGCCTCGTTCAGGTACGCAAGCGTATTCGCGAGGAACCGCATGCTGAGCAAGTTGATACCGACATGGAACGGATCCAGGTGCGTCGGGATGTTCTCTTGCATCTTGCGCAGGTTGGCTTCCTCAAAATCGAGAACGTCCTCGACGACCTGTGCGAGTTCCGTCTGTGAAAGTCGCCCAAACAGTGCGTCACCTTTCATGCGCGCAGCCAACTCGGGGCGCATACCGTCACGGTCCATCTTCGCGGTACGAAGATCCGCTGCAGCCTGTTTGGGTGTCACCCGTTCGAAGTAACTGGCCGTCCCTGGCTTATCAGCGTTCGACATCCACGAATAGGCGGTCGTGTCATAGTCCGCAACGATGAGGATCTGACCTTTCGTGACGAAGAGGTATGACGATTCCGGTTCGATGGTCCCCGGTAGCGGAAGATACGCGCGCGGCACTTGAACGATGAACGCTGCGTGAGGAAGGTGCTCCCAGTCGATCTCGGGTGCGCCGGTCAACGCAAACAACGCTGCCAGGCTGTGCGACAAGTTGTAGACGATCTCACCGGCTTGGACCCATCGATCCGCGAAGACGTTTTCCAACTGCGCCATGCGATGCGACTCCATAGACCAGTTGACTCGTTGAGCCATCGCGGCGTGAAGCTGCGCCACCTTCAGCGCGTCGTGCTTGATGTGACCGAAGACCGTGCCGATCTTCCGCAGGTTGTCGAACATTTTTGTGCTCATGGCGTCCTCGTCGACATGAACTTGCCAGAGCCAGACTGCTTCACCTTCTCCAGGTGGGCGTCGACGCTCTCAGCGGAACGCGAGTAGAGCGCCTGCAGCATGGCGACGTCTTCGGGGTTCAGATCATCAACGATGCGTAGCTTCACGATATGTCCTCGCGTTGGATGTTGCTGATCGGTTCGCTCCAACAGCTTCGCCGTTTGTGCGTCTCGTCTTTTCTGTTGCTGTCGTCACCCTGCACTCCTTGGCCTGCACGCTCGCGCGTCCCTACGCAGGCCGGTCATCATGTTGCTAGCCGAGTAGCTCAGCTCCGGTCAACTTCAACGGGCCACCGTTGAGCTGAATGATCTGATCAGCGACTCGCTTCTGTTGCTTGCGGATGCCCGCAGCTAGATCGAGGCTGCCGTGGTTGCGCGCGATGTTGAACGCACGCGCCAGCGCAGCCGAGGCCTGGTTCAGCTCCTTGGTCAGGAGCGCTCGATGTGCCGGTGTCACGTGGACTGTCCTTGCGTCTCGACGTACTCGGCGATGATCATGCCGTGGCACGGCTGTGGCGCGCACCAACAACCAAGGCGCTTGCCCCGCAGCTGCATCACACGTCGACGGAACTCGGGATCCTTCTCGCAGCGTGCGTAGAAGTACTCCCTGTACTTCTGCAGCACGACCTGCCGATCCCCATCCTTGCCGAGGTGGTACGGATTGCCGAACGGCGACGAGCGATCGATCGCGACGTCGTAGTTGCTGGTCGTGCGCATGTTAACGACGACCGTGTCGACGATGGTCACCACGAGCTACGCCGCCGATTCGGTCTTGCGCGACTTGTGATACGCCTCGACGAGCTTCTTGGGATCGCCGCCGGGTCCGAGTACGCCGAGGTAGTTGGCGGCGATCGTCGCGTCACAGACGTCGCCACCCAACGCGCACACTGGATGCACTTCCTCGATCGTGTTGACGATGGTCGCCATCCAACATGCGATCGGCTCGGTTGTGTACCCGTCACCGTCGACCTGATGAAACACCGCTACCCAGCCGGGCTGACACGCGATCAGATTGCTCATTGTCTGCTGCTTCCCCTAGTGCTCGTGCTCGTTGAACTACGTCCGGCGGAACGTGTACAGCATGACGTCGCCCGCCCCGGTTTGCCGAGTGACGTCGAAGTGTCGTCCGAGGGCACCGCCCGCTTCACGCAGTCGTGCAGCGAGCCCCTTGGGCGACTTGAAGAACGTCTGGTTGCCCGTCACCTTCGCGATCATCGCTAGCTCACGATGAAGGTCAGCGACACGCACCTCGCGTCCCTGATTCGAGACATGGTCGAGCCACTTGTCGAGCAGCTCGATCAACTGATCACCTTCGCCGATGACGAGTGCATCACGCTCGGCTTGCATCGCGGCCAGCATCTCGTCGATAGCCTCGGGCGACCAGTCACCGGGCGGTCCTGCAGGCTGGTCGAGCACGCGGCCGATCACGTGCGCGACGCGTGCGAAGTCGGCCATGCGATACGGCGACATCGACATCGGCTGAGGCTTCCGTAGCTCGCGGACGATCTCGTTGAGCCAGTAGAGCCACTCACCCTGCAGTTGTGGACGCCAGCTTTGTGCGCGTTCGAGGAGCTGATCAGCCGAACCGAAGTTGTCGGTGCGCCGTTCGAGGCGAATGATCAAACAGCGATCTGCGAGCTGCCCTTGACGGAACGTCGTAGGGTTGTTGCTCGTGATCTGCAAGAAACTGTGCGGCCGGATCACGTGTTCGGCGTCGTCGGTGAACAGTTTGCGCTTGGACCACGTACCGCCGGTCGCGTACGAGCACAGCGTATCCTGGAGCCATTCGATCGTCGTGTTGACGTCGTCGATGATCGCGAGCGGTGAGCGCAAGATCTTGACACCGAAGTCCGGATCCTCTTTCTTGGGAATCGTCAGCGGCGCACTCTTACCGTGCAGTGTCATCGCAATGCGTTGCAGCGCGAACGTCTTGCCGGAGCCGGGCTCGCCCTCGACGAGCATCAGCGGCTTGGTCGGCATCAGGTCCGGGAACGCCATCGCGAACAACCAAATGCCGAGGCATGTCTTCTGGATTGCCGGTGACATGCTGCCCGATGTCGTTGGCACGTAGTTGAGGTCGTCGATCAACTGCTTCATCAGCTCGTGGTGATTGCCAACGATGGGACCGTCATCTGGCGGCGTATCGCAGTTGAACCCGCCATCGTCGTCGAGGAACACCGCTGAGCCATACCCGTTGTTGCGGATCTTCACCTCGTCGCCGTCGATCTCGTAGCAGGTACCGTCGTAGCGCGAGATGTAGAGTGTCTGGCGGCTACGATCCCAGTACGAGAACCGCCGCACGTCGCGCAGCAGACCTGTTGCGATCGTCGCGTTCTGAAGCGCGGACATCACGTGCCGCGTGAGCTGCTCGCTGGAGTTGAGCCCGTACGCGAGCTGCATGTAGCCCCGGAACTCGGGGTCCTTCTCGTCGATGCGGTAGAGCTTGCACTGGCGTCCGTCGAACAGGTACCCGCGCTTGTCGGGTGTCTTCAGGAACGCGCCGTGGGGTGTCTTCCGGTTCTCGTGGAACGTGATGAAGTTGAACAGGATCCGGCGCTTCTGATCCTCGTTGTACTTCTTGTGGTAGCGGATGGCCCAGACCTGCGCACGCGTCCATGAATGCGGATCGCTGTTGGGACTGCTACCGCCACCGCCGCCACCACCCGGTGCTGGTGCGACGCTCGTACCGGTGCTCGCGTTAGCTGCAGCGTTCGCGGACGTTCCCGGAAACGGGATGATGTTGTTGCCGCCAGCCATCTCCGGTCTCAGCCCGCCGCCATCTGTCGACGCTTGCGCGCTACAGTTTCGACCTCCGTCCGAAGGAACACGGTGCGCCCGAGGACGCGCTTCGCTGTTAGTGTTCCCAGGTTTCGCCATCGCCACAACGTGGCGAGCGAAATGTCAAGGGCTGCCGCCGTCTGGGCGGGAGTCATGATGTCGCTGAGGCGCTTCGTGAGACTCACGGTGGTCATGACGGTCCGCTCGAATTACATGAGCCAAACGCATACGTCAAGAGCCCGAAAGTTATGCACAGGGATCTCTCGTCGAGAAGTTCAAATCGATCACGAAGATCCGCGTGATCAATTCACAGCTGTGCACAGCCTGTGAAGATCTCCATCCGGATCTGCGCGGTGTTGGCGCCCGATCCGGCTTGACAGATCTGCGCGACACTCTTAGCGTGCGGCTTCGAGTTTCGAGCACGGTCTGAGCACTAGGGGCTGAAAAATGAGAGCTGCTACGGCGGGCCAGGGAAGAGCAACCCTGGTCGCGCACCCGACACGACGCGACTGGTTTGCGATCCCACCGGCATGGACGCCGGAGGTGTCGCCTGCGCCGTCTGTGCAGCTCGACGGACGCTGGGGTCCGCTGGTGCACCGTTCGCATCTGCCGATGCTTGCGAAGCAGCATCCCGACGTCTCACTTTTTTTGTCCGAGTACGGATCGCTCCAGCGACTAGATTCTGATCGCGACAGCGATCGAACCGTCTTCGACGCAACTACCGACGCCAACGGTTGGAAACTACGCGGCTATCAGCACGACGGCCGCGACTTCATCCGCAACCGACGTGGCACGTTGCTCGCTGATCAGATGCGACTCGGCAAGACAGCACAGCTCGTCGCCGCGCATGAGCCCGACGACGGACCGTTGATTGTCGTCGCACCGCTCGCGACACGCGAGGTCTGGCTAGGCTGGTTCCGCCGTCGCTGGCCGGACATTCGCCCGACGGTGCTGCAAGGCAAGCGCGTCGCGTACCTCGATCCGAAGACGAAGAAGCCGTCGACGCGTCGAAAAGATCGCGGCTACGATCTACTCGAAGGCGAGTTCTTCGACGAGGAACAGCTCAAGAACGCGCAGCTCGTGTTCATGAACTACGACATCCTTGCGGGCTGGAAGAACTTCGGCAACCGCCGCATCGGCACGCTGATCTTCGACGAGATCCACTTGCTCTCGAACAAGTCGAGTCATCGCAGCAAAGCCGCGCTGTACATGTCGACGGTCGCATCGCGCGTGATCGGCGCGACGGGCACACCTGTATGGAACAAGCCCGCCGGGCTCTACACGACGCTTGCTGCCATCTGTCCCGGTGCGTGGGGCAAGTACTTCGAGTACGCAACGCGCTACGCCGGAGGCCGCACGGGCGCGCACGGCTTCATTGCTGATGGCGCGTCGCACGAAGAAGAGTTCCGCCTGCGCATGCAGGAGGTGATGATCCGGCGCACGTGGCAGAGTGTCATTGGTCAGGTTCCGCCGATCACGCGCACCGTCGAAGTCGTTGAGATCACCGAGCGTCAGGCGTTCGCTGTCGAAAAAGAAGCCGAGCGCGTTCGCGTTCACGCCCACAAATCGACGGTGATTGGCGCAACCGCGCGGTTCCGTCGCCTGCTCGCCAATCTCAAGCTCGACAGCTCCGTCGACGTCGCCAAGCGCGTGCTCGATGGCGGCGAGCGTGTGATCGTTTGGACGTGGCACCGCGACGTCGCGCTTCGAATCGAAGAGTCGCTCGCGAAGCAGGGTTACCCCGGCTTCGTCGTCTCAGGCGGCACGCATCAGGACATCCGCGAGACGATCTACAACCGGTGGCGCGCCCACCCGTGTTCGCCGCTGTGCATCACACTCTCCGTCGGTCAAGTCGGCATCGACCTCAGCGCTGCACGTCAGGAAGTCTTCGCCGAGCTGGACTACACGCCCGCGATTGTTGCGCAGGCTGAGATGCGTCCGTTCAATGGCATTCAGCCCATCGCGGCGACGTACGTGATCATCGATCACGACATCGAACGGAAGATCCTCGAAGCGCTACAGACCAAGTGCGAGCTTGCTTTCCGCCTGGGTGTACCGGCAGCCGAAAGCGCGATCGATGTCATCGCTAGCGGCTTCACCGGCATCGGTGGCGGCGATCTCACACCCGACGATCTCACGGCACTCGCATCAGCCGTCCTCGCGGATCACCCCGAGGATGAAGACGACAACGACTACCACGGCACGCTGTGGAACTTCGACTGGGAGAAGGAATGACCAAAGCAGGAGAGCTAGAAGACTTCGAGGTCGAGGGTGGTACGCGCGAGCCCAACATGATCGTCCCGCCACCGATCGCGCAGCCAGACTACTTCACGATGAACGGCGATCCCAACCGCGTCCGCTTCGAGGATGCGATGAACGAGATCTTCGGCCACCACAACATCGAGAAGATGGGTGGTGCATCTGGTCGTGGGTGGTCGAGTCACGCAACGTTCCAACGTTGTCCATACCTGTTCAACCTGACGTACCTTGAAGGTCAACGCGGGCCTGCATCACCGGCACTCGAAACCGGTTCGGCGTTCCATACGTTCCTCGCGCTCCACTACACGTGGATGCTCAACGGTGATCTGACGCTGACGCCATTCGTCGCGAAAGATTCGCTGCTTGCAATGAACGTCGACGCGAAGGCCGTGATCGAAGCGTTCCGTCTCTACGAGGCATACGCCGATCGCTACGACGGTGACTACCTCACGCCGATCGAGATGGAAGCGTGGGCACAAGATCCCGACGGCAACACGTGCCGCTTCGATATGATCGCTGAGATCAAAGAAGCGCAGCCCGGTCTCATGCCGGGTGTCTACATCGTCGAGCACAAGACCGCTGCACGCTTCACCGCTGACGCACTCGAAGGCTGGCGCAACGACGGCGAAATCTTGGGCCAGATCATGGTCTGGAAGCGCGCGAAGCTCGACAAGAAGTACGGCAAGCTGCGCGGCACGATTGTCAACATCGTTGGCAAGCAGAAGGTCATCCAGTTCCATCGCACGATCGTGCCTGCACAGAAGTGGCACGTGCAGCAGCACATGGAAGACCTCAAGATGTGGTCCGCACTACAGCAGATGTACGCGGCGGCGGGAGTTTGGCCGAAGGCACGCGCGAACTGCGTGACCAAGTTCGGTATGTGCAGTTTTTTCGATCACTGTGCTGAGAATCAGAAACTCGTGCCGATTCGCAAGCGTGAGTGGGCTCCGCAGGCGCGTCCAGCGATCGCTGATCCGACTACGTCGCAAGTGGGACTTGCGATTACGAACCCGATCGGGCAAACGTCGTCAGCTCCGGCTGGCGGCGTGAGTGACAACGCAGCAAAGAGCGAAGGGAGCATCGCATGAAGGTCATCGACGTCAGCAAGCCCGGTAAGATCCAGCGCGTCACCGCGCTCTCGTACGGGCAATCTCGCGCGGGTAAGACGCGCTTCGCCGGTTCGTGGCCGCGTCCGCTGTTTCTGAGCGATGCGACGGAATCTGGTTGGACCACCCTCTCGAACATGGATCGCAACGCGTTGTTCGAGGTCGAGCGCTCGCCGATCGTGTGGTCGATCGAGAAAGCCTCCGACATGATGCAAGGTGTCCACGACGCTGAAGCACTCGTCAAGCGCGGCGAAGTTCACACCGTCGTCGTCGACTCGCTCACGTTCTACGCGGATCTGTTCTTCAACACGCTCGATGCTGCAGGTGGCAACCGCGCCGACGGTCGTCAGCTCTACCAGAAGCTCGGTCAGCACCTGAAGAACCTCCGCGAACAGATCCATCTACTCGGCTGCAACGTCGTCTGGCTTGCGCTGGAGAAGCCGCCGGGCGAAGACACGCCGATCGGCGGGCCGATGTTGTCGGGTCAGAACGCCGCGAAGTTCGCCGCTGGCTGCGACTACGTGTTCTACCACCGCAGCTTCCAAGCACAGCCGAACCAGCCGCTGCAGTTCGAGATCCGTACGCGCAAGTACCAGCACTACCAAGCGGGCGGTCGCGACGAAGGTCGTCTGCCCGATCCGCTCGGCTACGTGCAAGCCGTCGAAGGTGGCAACGACATCTTCGTCGCCGACTGCACGTACCGCACGCTCGCCGAAGCGTTGGGCATCTTGCCCATCGCTGACGGTGTATCGATCGCTGCTGCGACTGATGATCCAGTCGCTGTTGCGACCAACGGCAAAGGCAAGGCTCCACAAGCCCGCCCGACGCCGCCTCCCACGTCTCAACCTGGTCGGAGCACGACCAGGTAAGTGTTCGAGTCACTGCAACCCTAGAAAGAGAGCAATCCGATGGCCGAATTTGTCGATTACATCAGCAACATGGGTCTCAACGACCCGAACCTCACCCCACACGACGGTCGCAACCAGCGCGTCGAGCCCGGCACCTACGACTGGGAGGTCACCAAGGCGATCTTCGATCAGTCGAAGAAGGGCAACCGCACGCTGCGTCTGACCGCGCAGGTGGCCACCGAGGACAGCCCGATGAAGGGTCGTTCGCTCGTGGGTACGTACGTGATCTCCGAGGATGACTTCGCGCGTCGTCGCATGAAGGCGATCGTCGAGGCAACCGGCGTGGAGATCGACGCAGCGGGCGGTCTCTCGAAGGACGCGTTCGTGGGCACGCGCTTCACGGCCGATGTCGTCGTCGACACGTTCGACGACATCGACTCGAAGACGGGCCAGCCGGTCACCAAGGACTTCACGAAGTGGATCGGCGAGCGTACCTACGAGGGTGCGGCACCGGTTGCTTCGACGAAGCCTGCGGCGGCTCCGGCGGCGGCTGGAACGGCTCCGCGCCGTCCAGCTGCTCCGGCGCCCACCGGCAACGGTCGTCCGACCGCGCCCCGCTAGTCGTGCAACGCCAGCAACGTGCTGGCGACTGCGGTTGTTTGCTAACAGTTGTCGCGCGCGACGCGACAACGCGGGCTAGCTGCTCGCACCGTGGTCCAACAGCGTCGACAGCAACAGTCCAACCAGACGGAGTTACCGCACCCATGATCGAGCCCGTTCTGACCGCTATCTCGGAAAAGATTCTCGCTACGCGGTACCTGATTCGCAACGCGCGCCAGGAGATCATCGAGACGCCCAAGGCGCTGTTCCAGCGCGTCGCGAAGTTTCTCGCATCTGCCGAGACGACGCCCCACGACAAAGACAAGTGGGAGGCGGTGTTCTACAAGTTGATGGCGTCGTGCGAGTTCGAGCCGAACACGCCGTGTCTCGTCAATGCAGGTCGACCCGATGGTACCGGCCAGCTCAGCGCGTGCTTCGTGATCCCGGTACCCGATTCGATGGACGGTATTTTCTCCGCGATGCGCCACATGGCGCTCGTCCAGAAGACCGGCGGTGGCACCGGGTTCTCGTTCTCGCGGCTACGTCCCGAAGGCGACTTCGTCGCGTCGACGTCTGGCATCGCGTCAGGTCCGATCTCGTTCATGGAAGTCTTCGACTTCTCGACGGAGCGGATCAAGCAAGGCGGCGTTCGTCGTGGCGCGAACATGGGCATCCTGCGCGTCGATCACCCGGACGTCCTCAAGTTCATTCGGCTCAAGCTCGATCGCAACAAGATGCAGAACTTCAACGTGTCGGTGGCGATCACCGACGCATTCATGCTCGCGCTCGAAACCGACAAGGACTACGACCTGATCCATCCGGTCACCGGCCATGTCGTCGGACAGCTCAATGCGCGCACCGTCTGGAACGAGATCATCCAGTGCGCGCACACGATCGGTGACCCTGGCCTGTGGTTCATCGATCGCACGAACGCGGCAGATCCACTCGCACATTCGCTGGGGCCGATCGAAGCGACCAACCCGTGTGGCGAAGTCCCGCTGCGTCCGTTCGACGCATGCTGTCTTGGCTCGGTGAACCTCTCGAATTTCTACGTCGAGAAGGAAGGCAACAAGAGCCACAAGTACGGCAACGTCATGCTGCGCCACGGCTCGATCGATTTCGACCGCCTGCAGCGTACGGTGCAGCACAGCGTGCGCTTCCTCGACAACATGCTCACGGTCAACAAGTACCCGATCCCCGAGATCGCCGACGTGACGTCGAAGACACGCAAGATCGGGCTCGGCATCATGGGCTGGGCAGACCTCCTGATCCAGCTCGGGTTGCCGTACGGCTCGCCCGAAGCGCGCGAGCTGGGCGCGCATGTGATGAAGCTCGTCAACACGTGGGCCGTCGACGCAAGCGAGAAGCTCGCCGAGGAACGCGCACCGTTCCATCACTGGCCAGTGTCGAAGTGGGCCGAGCGTGGTGACAAGCCGCGTCGCCACGCGACGGTCACGGTCATCGCACCGACCGGCACGATCAGCATGATCGCCGGTTGCAGCTCAGGGTGTGAGCCAGCATTCGCGTTGTCGATGACACGCGAGCAGGCAGGTCTGACGATGCTCGAAGTGAACCCGCTCGTCGAGAAGATCGCCAAGCGCGAAGGCTTCTGGAGCGACGAACTTGCCGAGTGCGTGCGCAAGACGGGCTCGCTCAAGGACGCGCCCGGTGTACCCGACCACTGGCGCGCGGTGTTCGCGATCGCCAACGAGCTGGACGCCGAGGCACACATCGGTATGCAGGCGAGCTTCCAGCAGCACACCGAGGACGCGGTCTCGAAGACGATCAACTTGCACCGTGAAGCAACGCTCGCCGACGTCGAACGTGCGTACATGCTTGCGTGGACGAAGGGCTGCAAGGGCATCACCGTCTACCGCGACGGCTGCCGCGAGGGTCAGGTACTGACCGCAGGCGCTGCGCCCGTCGAGCCGAAATCGATGTCGCTCGACGACGCGAATGCGCTACTGCAGACCGCAATCGAAGCGGTCCAGCGCAACGTCGGCACCTCGATCGTGCCCGCCGTCAAGCGCCGCGTTCCCAACGACGGTCGTCGTGAGGGTGTCACGCTCTCGAAGTCGACGCCGTACGGCACGGTCCACATGACCGTCAACAACCACCCCGACGACGGTGATCCGTTCGAGCTGTTCGTGCGCGTCGGCAAGAGCGGCTCCGAGGTGATGGCGTGGGCTGAAGCGTTCGGTCGCGTCGTGAGCTATACGCTAGCGCTGCCATCACCGTTCTCGCCCAAGGTCCGGCTCGAAGAAGTCGCGCGTCAGCTGCACAACATCGGTGGCGGCGACGTGTGGAATATCGGCATGGAACGTGTCGTGTCCGCGCCCGACGCGATCTCGAAGCTCCTGCTCGGTCACCTCGGCGTCAACGAGGGTCCGCACTATCAGGCCGCGACCGTAACGGTCTCGTCGGAGTCGGCGCCGTTCCCGGTCGGCGCACCGTCTGTCATGGCATTCGGTACAGCAACTCGCGCCAAGAGCCGGTCGCTCAGTGATCTGTGCCCGTCGTGTGGCAAGGCGACGTTCACGTATCAGCAACGGTGCGGGCTCTGCACTTCGTGTGGACACTCCAAATGTTGAGCACACCGTGTACGGTTTGGCCGGGCGGCAAGGACCGTGACGGGTACGGAATCACGTCCCGTCGTGGGCAGTGGATGCGTGCACATCGCGCAGCCTGGTTCGACGTGCACGGCAAAATTCCGGAAGGTCTTCTGGTGCTGCACGAGTGTGACAATCCATCTTACATCAACGTCGAACACCTCAAGCTCGGCACGCATCTCGACAACACACACGACGCGATCTCACGAGGACGTCGCGCCCGGTTTTCGGGTCGTCGTTTCGATTGCACAGGTGTTCGAGGCGAACGGCACCCACACTCGAAGGTCACGGACAAACAGCGCGGAGAGATTTTCACGCTGTACTACAGCAAGCGACTTTCACAGACCGAGATCGCCAAGCGGTACAACATCGGGCAGACCGGGATCTCGAAGATTCTTCGCACGTGGCACTAGTTGACACGCCGCTGAGCTAGGCGGCGTGCCGGTTCCACAACTCGTCAGTAGGGAGACGAGCAACATGACAAAACGCCACCCACTTCTAGGGGCAGACTGCCCGATCGACGTCGACAAGCTCATCGAGTCGAAGCTGCTGATCCAAGCGAACAGCGGCGCTGGCAAGAGCTGGTCGATCCGTCGTATCGCCGAGCAGACCTACGGGAAGGCTCAGCAGATCATCATCGATCACGACGGCGAGTACCACACACTGCGTGAACAGTACGACTACGTGCTCGCGGGCAAGAACGGCGACTGTCCCGCTGACATCAAGAGCGCTGCGCTACTAGCGCGGCGGCTCCTGGAATTGCGCGTCAGCGTGATCATCGACATCTACGAGCTGGGTACGCAGCGCGCCGAGTTCGTCAAGCGCTTCCTCGAAGCGCTCGTCAACGCGCCTCGCGACCTCTGGCACTCGGTGATCGTCATCCTCGACGAGGCGCACCTGTACTGCCCGGAGAAGGGCAGTGCAGTCAGCTCCGACGCAGTCAAGAACCTCATGGCGCTCGGCCGCAAGCGCGGGTTCTGCGGCGTGCTGGCAACCCAGCGCATCGCCAAGCTCGACAAGGATGCCGCTGCCGAGTGCAACAACAAGTTGATCGGCCGGTCTGCGCTCGACGTCGACATGAAGCGCGCCGCTGACGAGCTTGGCTTCACGACGAAGGAGGATGTTCGCTCCCTGCGCACGCTCAAGGCTGGCGAGTTCTATGTGTTCGGTCCGGCCTTCACCGACACCGTTACGCAGATCCAAGTCGGCGCTGTGAAGACGACGCACCTTCGCGCTGGGCAACGCGCAGCCCCACCTGTTCCACCCAGTGCCGAGGTGAAGAAGATGCTCAGCAAGCTCGCTGATCTCCCGCACGAGGCTGCAGAAGAGGCTAGGACGATCGTCGAGCTGCAGCTGCAGGTGAAGCAACTGCGTGGCGCGCTCAAGAAAGCTGAGAGCGCGCAGCCTGCATCTGTCGAGAAAATCGTCGAGAAGCCTGCACTCAAGGACAGCGATATCAAGCGTATCGACGCAATCGCCAGCAAAGCACTCGCGCTCAGCGAAAAGCTGGCACCGCACATTGAGTCGTTTGTGGCACATGCGGGAAGTCTCAAGGCACACGTACTGAGCCTGCAGACGTTCACGTTGAGTCAGAATCGTGCACCCAACGGCATGCGCCCGATCGATCCGCTGATCAAGGGCACGGCGCAGCAGCTGCGAGATCGTAATCGCGTGCGGCTCAAGCCTGCACCGCTGCGTGCACCGGTCGACAATGACAGCGAGCTACCCAAGGGTGAGGTCGCGACGTTGCGTGCGCTGATCCAGTTCCCCAAGGGTTTGCAACGCTCGCAGTTGACCGTCTTGACCGGCTACAAGCGGAGCACGCGGGACGCGTACATCGCACGCTTGCGCGAGAAGGGGCTTGTCGAGACCAACCTCGTGTACGTCGTCGCGACCGACGCCGGTCGCGCAGCGTTGCCGAACGCCGAGCCGTTGCCGACGGGCGAGGCGCTACAGGAGTTCTGGTACCGCGAGCTGCCCGAGGGCGAGTGTGCGATCTTGAAGTACCTCGTCGGTCAGTACCCGGACAACGTCGAGCGTGGGACGATCGAAGAGGCCACGGGCTACAAGCGCTCGACACGTGACGCGTACATCTCGCGCTTGACCGCGAAGGAACTCGTGAGTGACACCGGGCGCGGGACGGTCAAGGCAAGCGAGACGCTGTTCGAGGTCGATGCGTGACAGCTGTCGCTGAAGTCGCGCCCGCTGCGCCCGTCGAGGAAGTGTGGGAGCCGCCGCTGATCATCCGTGGCAAGACGGACGGTGCACAGTGCGCGATGTGTCCGTTCGCATCGAACGGCAAGCCACGCAATCCTGTCGTCGCTGAGGGTCCCGAGCGTCCGATCTGGATCGTCGTTGGTGAGGGTCCAGGCCACAACGAGGCGATCCAAGGTCGTCCGTTCGTCGGACAGACCGGACGCATGGTCAACGATGCGCTCGTGCGCATCAAGACGCGGCGTGAATCGGTCTGGATCACCAACGCGACCTTGTGCCAGCCACCGAGCGGTGCCACTGATACCCAGAAGAAGGACGCGCGCCGTTGCTGTGCGCCGCGTCTGCAGAAAGAGCTGTCCGAGTTCCCGGGCCGTCCGATCGCGGCGCTCGGTGCGATCGCAGCACAGGGCTTCTGCGGTGAGAAGTTCTCGATCACGCAGATGGCAGGCGCGCTGCACAGCGTCGACTTCGACGGTACGGGTCCGCGCGACGTCATCCCGACCACACATCCCGCAGCGATTCTTCGCGGTGGTACGGGTGGCGGTGGCGGTGCGCACACGAGCGACCTCGGCTTCTGGTCGCTGATGTACGACCTGCAGAAGGTCAACCTGCTCGCGCGCAACGTCGACATCCGATTCACCGACGACATCGAGTACGAGACGGCTGATCCCGTCCGTGCCGAGAAGCTCGTCGAGGAGATGGTCCGCGACATTCGGCGCAAGCGCGAGTTCGCGTGCGACACCGAAACGTACGTCGACGATCCGAAGCAGCACTCTGCCCTGCAGGCAGCGCACGCCAAGCTCAACGCGATCGGGCTCGCGACGGTCGACCGTGCCATCAGCGTCGCGTGGCAGATCCTGACGTCACGCGCGAAGCGTTTGATCGGCGCAGTGCTCTCCGACAGTGGTATCACGAAGTGGTTCCACAACGGCATCTACGACGTCCCGGTGCTCAACCGACACGGGTTCGTCGTCGAGGGTCCACGCGAAGACACGCTGCTGATGCACCACAGCGCGTTCCCAGGCTTGCCGCACGACCTGCAGCGCGTGACGACGCAGTTCCACGCGATCACACCGTGGAAGGCCGAGTACCGTCACGGGCAAGGCACGCTCGAAGATCTCCTGCCGTACAACGCGCGCGACACCCTCGCGACGATGCGCGACGCAGCACCGCTGACCATCGCAATCAAGAGATCGAACTCGGAGAAGACGTACGAGGTCGACAAGGCGATGGCACGTGCCGCCGCGATCATGCACGTCAAAGGTGTGCCGATCGACCGCGAGGTTAACGAGCAGTTGCGCGTCGGCTTCAAGGCACACATCGACCGCACGCGTAGCGAGCTGAACGGCAAAGTCTTCGAGCCCGGCATCAACAACCGATTCCGCGAGCGGCTCGCACTTGAACAGGCACGTCGTCCACGCAAGCACGACTCTCTCGATCTCGACGAGCGCATCACCAAGCGCATGGCCGAGATGGACAACCCGAAGAAGCCGTTCAAGTTCATGTTGGACTCCGGCGATCACGTCGTCTCGTTCCTAAAGGCTTGCGGTGTCCCACTGTCGATCCAGACGGCCACCGGCAAGATCTCGACGAAGAAGGACATCCTAGAGAGCTTCGTGCACTACCCCGAGGTACGCGCACTCCTGACCTATCGCGAGAACGCCAAGCTGCTGTCGACGTTCGTCGAGCGCATGTTCACGCGCCACTACGGCGAGAAAACAGTTTACGGCTTCGCAGACGACGACGACCGTGTGCACCCCCGCTGGAGTGTTCACAAGATCACCGGTCGCTGGGGTTCCGAAGCGCCGGGCTCGCAGAACTGGCCCAAGGCCGACAAGAAGAAGGGTCGTCCGAACCTGCGCAGCCAGGTCATTGCGCGCCACGGTCGTGCACTTGTTGCATTCGACGCCAAGCAGCTCGAAGCGCGCATCATCGCGCTGCTCTCGGCCGATCCGTTCCTCCTCGACATCTTCAACAGCGACAAGGACATTCACAGCGAGTTCGCCCGCATCGTGTGGCCAGACTTCGATACGCGCGCTGTCGACGAACGCAAAGTTCTTCGCGACATGATCAAGCGGCCCGAGTACGGCGCGTTCTACGGCGGTACTGTTGACACGCTGTGGAAGGCCGTCGTCCGCGACTACCCGAACGTCACGATCGGAATGATCGGCAAGATGGTCGCGACGATGAAAGTGAAGATGCCCGCCGTCACGGCATGGCACCAGCGCATGATGCGTACCGCCGACGAAGTCGGCGAAGTTCGCAGCGCGATTCTTGGTCGTCGTCGCTGCTTCCCGCTCAAGCAGTTCGAGCTGTCCGAGGTCGTCAACTTCCCGGTCCAGTCGACCGGTGCCGACATCATCAACCTGGGCCTGATGGACGTCATGCCGCGCCTGCCCGCTGACGCGTTCCCGATCCTGCAGATCCACGACGCTGTCGTGTTCGAGTGCGACGAGGACGATCAGGAGCTGGTGAAGGAAATCGTCGTGAAGAGCTTCACGCGCGAGGTCACACACGAAGGCATCACGGTGAATTTCCCCGTCGATGCGCGCAGCGGCAAATCTTGGGCAGAGGTGAACTGATGAAGACTGACGAAGAGGCACGCGCAGCGATCGAGAAGGCGCACCGTGACGAGGCTACGTTCGCTATCTACCTGCGCAGCTACAGCCTCAACGTCAAGGAAAAATCACACGGCTTCCGTAAATCAATCGATGACATCGATGCGTACATACACGACATCGACTACGAAATCGAAGGATGTACGTGTCAGTACAAGCACCGAACCAAGTGGCTTTGCGCGTTCACGCACGGCAACAACCCGATCGTCGACGAGAAAGTGAAAGCAGACCGAACGCCGGTCGATTTCTACATCCTTCGGTTCGCTGACGGCATCATCGTTGCGCCGTACGAACCTGCGACGTGGGGAATCGAAACGATCCGTGATCGCAAGGATCGCGCGACGAAAGACTTCTACACCGTAAATCCAGCGGACTGTTTTCCGTTGCAAATCTGGATCGAGTCGTTCCTGTCAGAACCAACAGGTCTTTTTCTAGGGGAGCATCATGAGCAAGAGCAACATCGAAGAGCTATTCGAGGACCAGACAGGGGCGCTCGCGCGAGCGATCCCCGGCTACGAACGGCGTGAAGGCCAGGTGCAGCTCGCGCGCGACATCTGGAACACCGCCAACAAGGGCGGCATCCTGCTTGCCGAGGGTCCGACAGGCATCGGCAAGTCGTTCGCGTACGCGATCCCGGCCATCATTCGCGCCGTCGCGACCGGAACACCGTCGCTGATCGTGACCGCGAACAAGGCGCTGCAGGATCAGCTCGCCGAGAAAGACCTGCCGTTGCTCGCCGAGATTCTCCAGGACACCGAAGCGAAGGGCTTCAAGTTCAAGCTGCTCAAGGGCCGTTCGAACTACATCTGCCAGCGTGAGCTGATGCTCCGCGACGCACGCAGCGTCAACTGGCCCTCCGGCAGCGAGAACGAAGGCGACGCACTTTCCGCGTGGGTGGCTGCGCCACCATGTTCTGGCGATCGCAACGACGCACCTGTGGTGAGCGACCAGACCTGGCGTGCGGTGTCGATCACAGGTGACGACTGTGACCACAGCGCGTGCGTGCACTACCAGACGTGTTTCGCTGAGAACGCTGCTGAGGAGGCCGAGCAGGCGCACGTCGTGATCATCAACTACGACCTGTTCTACTCGAAGCTGCAGCACAGCAACGATCCGTTCTGGAGCAAGTTCGGCTTCGTCGTGTTCGACGAGGCGCACGAGGCCGCTGCGATCGCACGGCGGTGCTTCGGTACCGAGATCAGTGAGTGGGGCATTCGCCGTCTCGCAACGGCCGTGAGTGACAAGGTCGGCGACCGTGATCTCGCGAAGGCACTGCGCAACGTCGCCGCGCCCGTGTTCGAAAAGATCGCCGACTACGCGCTGCAGTACCGCACCAACGGTCGCTTGAAAGACCCGGGCTTCGTCAATGTCGACGACCTCTGCGACACGCTCCGCGAAGTTGTCGCTGCGGCGGCGGGCGGCTGTGGCTCTTGTGTCGTCGACGAGATCTGCGCTGCGTGCAACAGCCGCAAGAAGATCCAGGAGCGGGCAACGGAGATGTCCGAGAACATCCGCGCGTTCGTCGATCAGGTCGATGACATGACCGCGTACTGGCTTGACAAGCCGATGGACACAGCGCGCGTCACAGGTGCGACGATCAAGCTGTGTGCGGCGCCGTACCACGTCGGTGACGTGCTCAAGAAGCTCGTATTCGAGCGGTATCCGTCGATCGTGTGTGTGTCGGCGACACTCGCAGCCGGTGGCAGCTTCGACTTCATTCGTGGCGAGCTGGGCCTGACCGATCCCGTGATGTCGGCGAAGACACAGGTCACGCGTGTCGCGAGCCCGTTCGACTTCGCCAAGCAGGCCAGGTTCGTCATCCCGCTCGGTATTCCGTTCCCGACCGGTGAGAACGAGGCCATCTTCGATGTGGCCGCGTCCAAGGCACTGATCCAGATCATCCAGGAGTGCAAGGGCCGCACGCTCGCGCTGTTCACGTCGTGGCGTCGGCTCAAGCACATTGCCGAGCAGATCCGCGATCACATCGACTACCCACTGCTCGTGCAGGGTGATGCGCCGAACAAGATGCTAGCGCAAATGTTCCGTGAGCAGACCGACAGCGTGCTGCTCGCGACGCGCAGCTTCTGGATGGGCCTCGATGTCTCGGGCGAGTCGCTGTCGTGCCTCGTGATCGACAAGCTGCCGTTCGAGAGCTTCGATGACCCGTTCATCGACATGATGAAGGAGAAGCACCCGGACACGTTCTACGAGGACTTCTACGTGCCGCGCGCGACGATCACGCTCGCGCAAGGTGCCGGGCGTCTCATCCGCAGTGTCACCGACCACGGCGTGTTCGTGCTACTTGACCAGCGCATCAAGACCAAGCGCTACGGTCGGCAGTTTCTCGCGAGCTTGCCGTTCAAGGGCTACTCCCAAGATCTTGCCGACGCCGGTAAGTTTCTCGCAGATCGTTAACCAGGAGAATGCACATGGCGATGACCCCGACCAAGTATGAGTACACCCCGCCCGTCCAGATTGCCGGTGTGGCAAAGGACTTCACCACCAAGATCGAGGTCGCGCAGACCGCGGGAGGCTGGACCGCGACGCTGCACATCACGTCGAGTCCGCTCAGCACCGCAGGTGAGGTGCAGAGCAAGCTCGCGCAGCACCTGATCCGTCTCGCCGAGTCGCTGGGCAGTACCAAGTGAGAGGCAAGTACGTCGTCTTCGAAGGCCCGGACGGTAGCGGCAAGACGACGCTCGCGAAGAAGTTCGCCGAGCTGCTTCGGTGCATCGAAGCAGACCATCGCGAGATGGCGTTCCCGAGCCGCGAGTCTGCTGTCGGATCGTTGATCCGCGATGTGTTCGAGGGCAAAGCCAACGTCAGCCCCACCGCCATGATGTGGCTGTTCGTTGCCGAGGGCAAAGACATGGAGCCGCAGATCTCACGTGCTGTCGGGGCTGGCAAATGGATCATCTGCGATCGGCACACGATGGTCTCGGGCTACATCTACCAAGGTGAAGTCCATGGCCTCGAACGCGTAAGTCAGGTGACGGCGCCCGCGCACTTCACGGTGCCCGATCGCATCTATCTCGTCGACGTGCCCGCAGAGGTCGCGATGGAGCGTCGCAAGGCGCGCGGTGAAGCGCGCAACCTGCTCTACGAGCCGGAACAGCTCGATCGTCTCGATCGGATGTGCAAGGCCTACCGCGAGCTTCGTTCGCGTTTCGCAACCAGCGTGATCATCGACGGTACCAAGCCGTTCGAGCAGAACTTGCGCTGGATGTGGCAGGATCTCGGGCTTCCCGGCCAACCGCCTCTGCCATGACCACCAACTCCGACAACGTCAAACGCGCACACGAAGAACAACTCATGGCGGCATTTGCAGTGGTGCTCACACACCCTGCAGGCTTCGGCATCGAGTTATTCGCTGACCTTTGGATCGATCGTCTCGAAGATGGTCGATTCCGTGTGTCGCGCGAGAACGCTGCGGAGCACCCATACGCGCCGACGCCGCCCGAAGAGCTATTCGACGACGTTCGACAAGCTATCAACTACTACCTCGATCTGCGTGATGAGCTGCAGCTCGGGACCGACTACGAAACGACCACGGATGCTAAAGCGTGAGACCCAGAAACAGCTGTGGCGCGATCTGCTCGCGCGCAGTGCAGCACCCGATGAACGTCGGGCGTCGTTGCTTGCCGTACCGGCAGCACTGCTTCTGATCAGCCTCGCGCTCTACCTGCTCGCGCAGATCTAGGGGAGCTACATGCCATCGACTGACATCGATACTGAGACCGCCAACAACCATGCACCGCAGACCGAGCTACCGGAGACTGAACCGTTGCTACCACCGCGCGCACACTGCACGCCACCGATCAAGTGGGTCGGCGGCAAGCGCTGGCTGATTCCGACGATCGCACCATCGATCTACGAACGTCTTGGTGCAACACAGGGCCGCTACATCGAACCGTTCATGGGCTCAGCCGCTGTTGCGCTCGACCTTGGATTGCCCGGCATGGTTCTCAGCGACGTCTGCAAGCCACTCGTTGCGATGTACACGACGATCCGCAAAAGCGCGGAAGCCGTCGCGTGGGCGCTCAAGACACTCGTCGAGAAAGGCACCGACAAGGACCGCTACCTTGCGGTGCGTGCATCGGAGCCGACGAGCGTCGTGTTCGCAGCAGCGCGCTTCATCTACCTCAACAAGTTCGGCTTCAACGGACTCTACCGCGAGAACAGTAAGGGCAAGTTCAACGTCCCGCACGGCGGTGATCGTTCGAGCGCGGGTATCCCCGGGCTCGACGCACTTCACGCAGTCGCGAAAGCGCTCAAGGACACTGAGATCCGCGTCGCGGACTTCCGACAGACGATCCTGCGCGCTACGGCAGGCGACGTGCTCTACGTCGACTCGCCGTACTACGAGACGTTCAGCGACTACACGGCCGGTGGTTTCACCGACGAAGATCACCTCGCGCTGTCGTTGGCACTCAAAGAAGCGCACGAGCGCGGTGCGGTGTTCATCGCATCGAACAGTGACCATGAGCGGGTTCGCGAGCTGTACACGTGGGCCACCATCGTGCCGGTGTCCGAGCGTCATGCGGTCGGCGCGACCGCAGAGCGGCGTGGTATGAAGGCAGCCGTGCTGATTCTGTCCGACGACACGATCCTGCGAGGAGCTTGAGCATGAGCCGCAACAAGAAGTTGTTCACGTACACCCCCGATCACGTGTTCGACGACGGTGTCGCACTCAAGACGGTGCGTGACGCGATCATTGCTGCGGGCGCAACCGGCATGTGGCACATCGGGTGGGACATGGCGAAGCGTTACAACCTGCAGGAGGCAATCTGCATGAAGTGCGCGAACCCGATCCACGCAGCGCAGGGCACGTACCTGATGCGCAGCGGGATCGCGATGCGGTTCTGCAAGCGTTGCCCTTCCGAAATCCCGCGCAATCACTGACGACGGCGATCCTGGCGCAGCCACCAGAAGCTAGTGACGCTGTCGAGCGACGCCGGATTGAACTGTCCGCGCGACGCCGCTTGGCGCGTCCCGTCCTCAGACAGGTTGAACAGGTCAGCCAGTTCGCGGTAGCCGTACGACCAACGGCTGCGACGAGCGCTGCGCACGTGAACGTCTGCAGGCACCGCGAGATTGTCGGGATGATTGTTCCACGGGTTCTGATCGATGTGCTCGACCGCACCACCGCCAATCACACCGAAGATGACGCGACAGATCGGTGTGTACTCGCGGCCTGTCCAGAACATGAAGTGGTCATCAACGATCTTCGCGAACGGCTGCAGTGGTCCACCGTGCTGATCACACAGCCCCGGCTGCAGCATCGTTGCTGCGCAGCTCGGGAACCCGCACCGATAGAGATCGAAACGCGGCCATCGGGCCCGCCATTGCGCGGGCGTCACATGCGGCAACAGCTGTGCGGCTTGCACGTCCGAGAGCCGGACCGAGCGCCCCGCCAGCGCATCTATAATGTAGCGCGCAGCTGCACGGGCATCCGTGGTCGTCCGCAGCTTCGAGCGCGTCGTGGCCGGTGCTTCGTCGGCCGCTGCAGCGAGATCATCGAACGTGAACAACCGGCTCGGACCCCGCTCGCGGTGCTTTTGCCGGAACACCTTCCGTGGATTCTCGCCCTGTTTGAGGATAGGCATCGCGCGTTGACCGCGAGTGTACTTCAAACATGGTCGAAACGCGTCTACGGTCATGACGACGATCGCGGACGCGATCGTCTTGACGTTCGGGATCGCTCATGGGATCGTCTTGCTCACAACCCCGAGAGAAGGCATGCCGCCAACTTCAGGGTCAACTTCCACGAAGGACATGAAGATGAGCAACGAGAACCTCTCGGGTGACGGTCTCGGCAAGCGCCGCCGCCGCAAGCGTCGGCTCGGTTCGAGCGGCGTGACCCTGGTCGGTCGCAAGCGTCGGGGCAAGCGGAAGGGTCGCAAGATCTGCATCCGCACCGCTGCGGGCAACAAGGCCTGTGGCGTGCGCTGGCGCCGCCGCAAGCGCAAGTAGGCCCGCGCTCCGGCGCTAGCCTGAGAGAGGGCCGCGTGCGATATGTCGTACGCGGCCCTTTTCGTCGACACCTCCTACTTCGAGGCCCCGATGCCAGCCCAAAAAGTCTCTTCAGCCGATCGCCGCCACGCGGACTTCATGATCAAGACGCTCGCGCCGGATCTGCGCGCGTCGGGTCGGAAGTACACCGCCAAGGATGTCGCGCGCTGCGGGCGCTTGATGAAGACGGGTGGACGTGACCGTGGGTACGCGAACTGGCTCAAGAGCACGTTGATCCCGGATCTGCGCGCGTCGGGTCAGAAGTACACAGCCAACGACCTCGCGCGGTGTGCACGCACGATCGCACCGCAGCGCAAGCGACGAAAGCGGAGGGCGCGCTGATGGCGAAGCAGCGCTGCCAGGACATGCTCGAAGATCTGCTCTACGAAGCCGTGGATGCTGGTGCTGCCAACCGCAACGTCAGTCCACGGAAGATCGGGCATTTCATCGACGTCTGCGTTCGGTCGAACGCAGCCGGACTCGGTCGCCGTAAGCGTCCCAACGCGCGGCGCAGGAGTCGTCGGTGAGCAAAAAGATCGAGTTTGCTGACCTGCCCATCGGTGCGTGCTTCGCGTACGACGCGAACAGCTCCAAGGCCACGCGTCGCAAGGTCGACACACGGCACACCGTCGTCATCCCTGGTAGCAAGAAGCCGTTTCGCGTCGACGACGTCGAGACGCGCGTGTTCACGAAGGCTTGCCCTGTCAACTTCGGTCGTCGTCGCAAGCGGCGGCGCACCAAGAGGAGCCGCTAATGGCGAAAAGCAAGAAAAGGCGCAGGTCTCTGCGCGGCAGCGCTGATCGATACGTCGTCACCGGGCCCGCCACGTGGCGGCGCAGCCTCCACACGACGAAGAACGCTGCCGTCGATCGTGCGAAGGAGTGCTCGAAGAAGCATCCCAACGCGATCTGCAAGGTCACGTATGGGCTACCCGGCTTGCAGACCACCGTCGCCGAATGCAACCGCAGCGAGTGCTACGGAGGTAGATCATGGCGAAGCTCAAAGGTCGTGCGCCTTCCGACGGCGACGCTTGCCGACGCCGCCACCGACCGTAAGACGTGTTCGACGATGGCTAACGATGTTCATCGTCTTGCCAGTTCAGCGGCTGAATTAGCTGACGGCGCACGCATCAGCGGTTCTGTGTTCGGTCAAGGATCGTCCCAGATCTTCTACAACTACCGTTGTGCGCAGAAGGGCAAGTTCGGTCCCGGTCTGTGCTCGGTGTGGGAAATCGAACGCAGCGGCCCAGGCGTCGCGAAATTCGGGCTCAGGTCGAAAGACACTGTCGGCAATCTGCATGGACTCACGCGGCAGATTTCGCGCGATCTCGCGCGTATGTGGTGTGGTGCACCGGAACCCACCCCCGGCTTTGAGGGTGGTCGCCGCAAGAAGCGAAAGAAGAATGTCGCAGGCCGTCGGCGGAAGGCGCGGAGGTAATTATGAGTCAACTACCTGGATCACCTCTCTACCGCCTACGTATTCACACCGGTCCGGTGCAAGACGCACGGCGTGGATTCGCGCGTGCGCTCAAGCGCGCCAAGCTGAAGGTCATCGACACGGGCACCGAGCACGTGACCGTCGACATCAAGGCCAACAGCTGCGAGGACGCCCAGATGCGTATCGCGAAGGCGCTACAGAAGAAAGGCCTTCGCCGCATGTCAACGATGGTATGGGGCGCCAGCTGTCAACGTAGGAAGCGGTAAGGTCCCGACCATGGCCGCGATCATTCCACATCTCGAAGTTCCATCCGACGTGACACCTATCGAGCGCGCCTACGACATGTGCGTCGGTTCGCTCGCGGGCGACAGCCTCGGCGAAGATCACCCTGCGTGCCCTGCACCGCAGAGCGTCCTCGCGGACGCGCACGCTGGCCTACTCGGTATGGTGTTCGTGCGCGACGCTGTATTCGACAGCCTGCAAGGTCTGCAGTTCACCGTGCAGCCCGGCAATGCACAGAGCCTGGACGCCAAGAAAGTCTACCTCGTGCTCGATCGGCCGATCGGTGCGGGTCCTGCGTGGAACCCGGCGACGAATCCCGGCGTGCGTCAGTACAAGGCGCTGTCGTGGACATCGAAGATGAATGCACCGAGCTGGAGCATTCCGGCCGGTGCACCGCAGATCGGCGGCGCGTGTCCCGGTGCGACGGCGGGTCAGAGCATCGTCCCCGAGGGTGCACTTCGTGCGGGTGCGCGTCTCGTCAACATCGGCCTCGGTCGCCCGTCCGATGCGCCCGTCAACCTCGCGCAGTCGATTTGCGAGCACTGCTACGCGACCGGCGGGCAGTACTCGACGGGTCAGGTGCAGTTCGCACAGATTCTCCGTTTTCTGTGGGCGCGTCAGGCAATCAACTTTCGCGTGAACACGCCGCATGGAATGTCCACTGCGTTCATCGAAGCGATGGTCTACGCGATCGACAACGCCGACTACAAGCTCGACGGCGGAACGATCAAGGCCGATCCGGAAACGGGTGAAGCTGCACAGGCGTTGCCGCCCGAGCCCACCGGTCGTCGGTTCTTTCGCATCCACGACAGTGGTGACTTCTTCGAAGAGGAGTACCTCGCGCAGTGGAAGGCAATCGCGGATCGCCTGCCCGACATCACGTTCTGGGCGCCGTCGCGGATCTGGGCGACGAGTTGGGGCATTGCTGCGGTCAATCGCATCAACCACGACCCGCGCAATTTCATCATCCGACCGAGCGCGTACGAAGTGAACGAGGCAGGTCCACCGGATCTCGGCCCAGGTTGGGGCGGTGCAACGACGGTTCTGTCGGTGCAGCAGAACCTCGGCATGACACCCGAGCGCGAGCAATACGTCTACGATCGCGCGAAGCGGTTCCCGCCGAAGATGACCGGGCCCGATCCGCGCTACACCTGGAACTGCCAAGCGTACGCCACCGACGATCAAGGTCACACGTGCCGCAAGGCGGTCGCGCCGCCAGGCTACGGTGGTCCCGACGGCAAGGGTTGCCGTGCGTGCTGGATCGCTCCAGACGAGATCGTCAACTACTCGTTGCACTGAAGGAGCCTGCTGTGCCGAAAAAGAAAAAGTCCTCTACCTGCACTGTCGACTTCACGACGTCGGCACACGGCCCGTCCGCAGTGCTCTACGACAAGCGCGGGCGGTCTATCAATGTGATGAACTTCCCGAAGGGTCATCGGCTTACCGCGAAAGATCGAACGCGCGCTCGCAAACGTCTCCTCGCCGGTTGCGCTGAACTTTCTCGTCGCTAAGGAGCCTGCCGTGCCGAAGAAGAAAGCATCGACCGCGAAGAACGTCGTCAAGCAAGCCGACGTTCCATGCTTGCGTGTCGTCGTCGGCGCCAAGCCCGGCAAGACGGGGCAGAGCGATGCGAAGTCGTGTGCGATCGTCGGCGAGAGCCGTGGCGCAGCGACGAAGTTCGATCTTGGCCGCAAGTACAAGTCGACCAGCAGGACTGTCGCGACGCCCGGCAAGAACAAGCCGTGCCTCAGCGCGCTCAAGCGTTCTGGGTGTCCCGTGCAACTCGCGTTCGACGAGGGTCAACCGTTCCTACGGTTCTGTACGGCCAACAAACAGCCCGGCTACCGCGTCGACGTGAACAATCCCGCCGAAGCCGTCAAGCAGGCCGACGCTGCATGTGCGACGTGGAAAGCGACCGGCAAGTTCGAGTTCCCGCCCGGTACGCCACTGCGCGGTACCGGCAAGCGCAAGCGCAAGTAACCCGATCGCGCACGCGATCATGGTAGGCTGATTGCACCAAGGAGCTGCCCTGTGCCACATGTATTCACGCTTGAAGGCAACACCCCCGCGCAGCTCGCAGGCCTGAGCGCGAACGTCGTGAACTACCCGCCAGGTGGCTCCGCGATCTCGCCGAGCACCGTCGTCATCGGTCCCACGCGTGTTGCGACACAGGTGTTCGGACCGGGTGGCACGCCTGTCCAGTTCCGCCGTCGCTACCCCGCACGTGGCCCGGTCTGCGACTACTGCGACCCGAACTACTTCACCGTGATGGGTGGTGGTCTGCAAGTCATCCCGCCCCAGCAGCAGCAGCTCGGCGACGTCGTCGACTTCCTCCGCGAGCGCAATCCAGTCGTTGCCGGTCTCATGGTGCTCGGTGGCTCACTCGCGACGGGTGCAATCCTCGGCGGGCTCGCGATTTTCCTGATACGCAAAGCCGGTTACAGGACGCCGCACGCCTACGACCGCGACTGGTAGCCAGCGTTGATCGCGCGAGCGATCGATAGTAGCTTTGGGGGACCTCGTCGCGTCACGCGGCCCGGTCACGGCTAGGAGGCCATCATGGGTACGAAGGCAGGAGCACTTCTCTGGAATCGGCAACACCTCACGCTGCCCCCCGGTTTGACACCAGTCGACACTGGCCTCGCGCAGGTCGACAAGGCGTTCGGCAACATGTCGCTGAACGAGCCGCCACTGGGCGTCACCATCGCGCCTCCTGGCCCGCCTGATGGGACACTGCCCGCGTCCCGCATCATGGTGATCCCGCAAGCACCGACAGCGGCATGGACCAACATCACGCACGGCGAGCCGTACCTGAATCCCGCGACCGGTACGATCTTCGTGACGTTCAGCAACAGCGACAAGACGCCAGCCACCGTCAACGTACTGTTCTGGAATCCGCACTCGTTGGTGGGTCCCGGTGACGCTGATACGTACACGGAAGAGGACTGATCATGGGACTCAAGGCAGGCGCACTACTCTGGAAC